TATATAATTATAATATACTAACGTGCGCGCGAGAAATTTTTGGGCGGTTGTTCTAATGCAAAATAGTGATGCTGAACATTGCTCCATACTCATCATACTGAGGAATGGTAATGATGGTTTTAGCTCTTGCCCCATCTTTAACCTTCTGAATTGTGATTAAAGAAGTCCATTTTGAAGGAATGTTCTCATCAAGTTCTTGGCATACTAGGCGGTATACTTCAACAGCACCTCGGTCAACAAAAACTTTTCCTTCCTCATAACTGCAAGAAGTTATCTTGAAGGATAGCTCGTCTTCGGTACCTGCATCAATTGTCAGTTTACCTTCCTTCACAGAAATAGAGTGCTCAACTTGCATTGGATCGCAATCTTCGGCATCCTTGTTGACAACGAAGTCACCTGCTCCAAAAAGCCAATAAATTTGCTCAGTTTGCGTTTCAAAACGCATAGAAAATGTACCAACAGAGATTTCTTGCGGTTCTAAAGCCATACAAGCCGAACAAACCAATAATTCTACTACAAAAGAAACAAATCTTCTCATAAGCGAAATTTTAAGGGTTATTTTGAATTTTAAACATCATACCTACACCTGTCAACAGCCATTCGGCATTAACGTTATAATCTTCAACTAGCCAAGCAAGCCATTCTGATTTGATAGCTCTGCCATCTGGGCACTTCTTAAACGTAGAGAAATTCCAATAGTTGATACCATGAGATTCGGTAAAAGTGCGTATTCCTCTAGCTTTACGCTGGTTGATAGCAACATCAAGAGCAAGGAAGAAACGCTTTGTTATCGCCATGCCTGTTGGCGTTGTCGTAAGTTTCATACGCTATAAATATTTCCGTGTACGTTAATTATATAGAAATCGCTTTTTTATCTGCAGGAGTAATAGTTTCCCCATTAGCTAGCTTCTCGAAACATCTTGCAAGGTGTTCGTATGCCTGACGTAGCTCCCTTATCTCCACATCTTTCTGTGCATTAATTTCGATGAGACGATTTATAACAGAAAGCGAATCTATCTGCTCATTTGGCTTTTCAGCTCTAATTGATGTCGCAGGAATATCATCATTAAGCATATTCCCTTCTCCAGTCAACAACCAGTCGATATTGTACATAGGCTTGGACGTATGGATAAGATTAGCCATTCTCGCACTCACCTTCAAAACCTTACCATTAAGGATATCATAAACCGCTTGCGGTCTACTGAGTCCCATATCCTTAGCAAGCTGCGAACCAGTTATATTTTCTTGCATAAGGATAGCATTAATAACCTCTTTTGCTGTCATACGTATAATAAAAGTTAAAATACAGAGATTTCTTAATGATTTGTACCGATTTTACAAATATTATTCTTATCTTTGCACCGTGAATATTTAAATAACAATGCAAAATTACAAAAAAATATTTGTATGGCAAATAAAAGTGAAGAAAAAAAGCAAAAAATGACCCTTTTGGATTATTACGAGAACCTTCCAAAGTCCTCGTACCCAAAGAAGGATTTCATTCAGCGCATCATGTCAGAATGCGATGTGTCATTTACTACAGCCCGCAACTGGACAAAAGGTCATACAAGACCGATGGTTGATTGGCAGATTAAAAAACTGTCTGAAATTACAGGAATACCAAAAGAACAGCTATGGCAGTAGAGTTTTATATGTTTGATGATGAACTTTGGTTCATTAAGGATGGTACCGAAAATCAAGCTCTCTCGGAAAAAGATACAGAAGTCATTAAGAAAATGATTGATGCTATCCGAGAAAGATTCCCCGAAGCCTACAAGGCTTTATCTAAGGAGTATCAAAAGAGTGCAATGAATGTTCCTTATTATCAGTTCTTGATAGTCAGAAGATTCTGTAAATGCAACTTCGGAAAGCTTGATACAACCACCTACGATATTGATAATCTCGGCAGGTTTAACTTTGAAAAAGTTGAATGCCCACTGCGAGGAGAATGTATGAACGAAGGCATTATTTGCAGCCCAAAGTTTAACTCCAAACTATCACCTGCCGAAGAAAGGGTAATGAACCTTATCTATCAAGGTTTCACAAAAGAAGAAGTTGGTGACAAACTTTGTCTATCTCCGAACACAATTAAACAGCATGTCAGATCAGCTTACTGCAAGCTAGGTGTTCATGATAAAGGCGAGTTTATAAAGCTAGCTAAAGATAATGGATTTTTTAACAATTTAAAGCACTAAGAGCAATGAGTATGATTAAAAGAAGCAATGAAATTGCTATTCAGAAAAACGTTAAAATGATGGTTTACGGACAGGCAGGTATGGGTAAGACAACTTTCGCCCTTTCAGCACCTAAGCCTCTGTTGCTTGACTTTGATAATGGTGTCAAGCGTGTTAATACCGCACATTTGGATGATAATGTCGGTATCGTACAGGTTTCTAGTTGGCAAGATATTCTCAACTTGCTCAACTATAACAAGAAGGATTTGGAGGAGTTCGATACCATCGTTGTAGATACTATCGGAAAGATGATTGATTTCATCATCGCCTACAGATGCAATGGTCGCAACCCTCAGATACAGGATTGGGGCACCATCAATAACGACTTCAAATGGTTTACCTCATCTTTGTCACAGCTTAACAAGAACATCGTCTTTGTCGCACATCGTGACACACGCAAGGAAGGTGAAAGTACTGTGTATATCCCTGCACTTCGTGAGAAGAACTACAACAATATCGTTACCGATTTGGACTTGCTTGGCTATCTCGAAATGAGAAGTGAGAATGGACAGCAAATCAGAACTATCACTTTTGACCCTACAAGTCGTAACGATGGTAAGAACACCTGTCAGCTTCCTGGTTGTATGCAGATTCCGGTTATTCTTGATGCAAACGGACAGCCAACCGCTCCTAATAACTTCATCGCTACTCAGATTCTCTCACGTTATCAGTCTATGATAGCTCAGAAAGAAGAAAAGGTCAAGGAGTACAATAAGGCTCTTGAAGAGATTAAGGAGAGTGTTCAGTTGATTACTGACGCAAGAGGGGCAAACCATTTCATCGAGCACATCAAAGATTATGCAAACTTGGGTAACTCCATCATTCTTCATGCAAGAAGTCTGTTCACAGAGAAGGTAAGTGCATTGAAGTTGGTTTACAATAAGGAGACCAAGCAATACGAGGACCCACAAGCAGCATAAGCATGGAAGTAGTCAAGTTTAAGTTCTATGCGACGCTGTTGGATGCGTATCAGAACTACCTTGATAGTGACATCATTTGGAGCAAGTATTGGGGATGGTCTGAAAATCCACCCCATACTCCAGAAGAGTTCAAGAAGATACAATTCCAATCGTTAATAGATAAGATAAATCGAGTACCATTCGATAGTGAAGCTGCTGACAAAGGCACAGCATTTAATGAGGTTATTGATTGTATGGTCCTTCATCGTAACTCGGAGAATATGGATATTCACACCATTTATCAAGAAGTAGAAGAATATCCGTATAGCAAAAGGGTTCCTGTCGGTGTAGAAGCAAAGCTGAACGGCAGAAGTTTCTGCTTCCCTATTCAGCTAGTCCGACATTATGCAGCCTACTATAAAGGAGCATTGCCACAGGTTTATATACAAGCAGTCTTACCTACCATGTATGGGAAAGTAATGCTGTATGGGTATATTGATTACCTTATGCCGTTCTGTACTCATGATCTGAAAACAACACGTCAGTATGCGGTTGGCAATTACAAGAGACACTGGCAACATAAGGTCTATCCTTATGCCCTCATGAAGAATGGTTGTGATGTTTACGACTTCGAATACAATATCTCGGAAATCGGAAAGACGTATTACAGAAATTATACAGAGAGTTATACGTTTAACCCCGAAAGAGACATTCCTCTACTCACTCAACACTGCGAGGATTTAATAAAATTCTTGCTTGATAACAGAAGTTTAATCACAGATAAGAAAATATTCAATTTGGTTTAATATGGCAGAAGAAAAGAACACCAATATCGTTGCACTCCAAGAAAAAGATGTGCAATTGGTGGTAAGCAAAGAAACTATCGGTCAGCTTACCACGAATATCAAAGAGGTTAAAGCTAGAGTTGAAAAGGCTTTGCCTATGTATGACATTAGCAACTATAGCACCGATGATATTCCAAAGTGCAAGGAAGACAAGGCTTTACTCAACAAGGCAGCTAAAGCACTTGACGATAAGCGCAAGGAGCTTGAAAAGGTTTGGAATAAACCTTTTGAGGAGTTCAAGACAACCTGTAACGATACGTGCAAGCTTATCAAGAATGCGGTATCTCTCATTGATGGCGTAATCAAAGAAGATGAAAATCGCACCAAGAAAGCTAAGAAAGAAGAGATTGAAAAGCTTGCTGAGAAATGCGGAGTGGAAACCATCGGTATCAAACTAGACCTCATCTTTGATGCGAAATGGCTCAACAAGACAACTTCAATGAAGTCTATCGAAAAAGCTATCACAGAAAAGGTTGATAACATCAAGAAAGACCTCGAAACCTTGAAGCTATTTGCAGAAGATTATGATGCACTTGCCGCCCGATACAAGGAAAATCTCAATCTGCAGGAGACTATCGCATACGCAAACAAGCTGAAAGAACAGCGTGCTAGCTCAGTGTCCCCTAGTAAGAAAGAAACTGCAACACCTCCAACATCACCTCAGAAGGAAGTCGCGGAGAACAATGCAGCCGAGCAACAGGAAGAGCAGCCGAAGAATGGTAAGATGTCTTCTAATGAAGAAGATGCCATGGATGCTTTCGCTGCCGCTATGGGACAGTCGGTTGCACCTCCTACTCCAACCGAGACACGTACTTACGTTTGTACCGGTACAAAAGAGGCAATGGAATGTTTGGAACGCTTCATGCGTGACAATGGTATCACTTTTAATGTTCAGTAAAAATGGCATTTCAGATTAGTGGAATTATTCAGCATATAGGGAATACGGAGAGTATTCCCTATCAAGACAAAGTCTTCAAAAAAAGAGAGCTTGTCTTGGATTGCTCCTATCGTAACCAGTTCACAGGGCAGATAGAGAGAGCAAACTATCCAAAGTTCGAGTTTACAGGCAATCACGTTGATGATCTGAACGGCTTCAATATGGGTGATATTGTGACGGTATCATTCTCCTTGAATGGTTCACGCTCAGAGAAAGACGGGCAAGTCAGATACTTCACTAACGTTCAAGGTTATAAAATCGAGAAATATCAATCTCGTTATAATCAGCAACAAGGTGGAAGTCAGACCGCACAAGCGGCTAACGGAAATCAGCCAACACCTACACAAGGGGCATGCCAAAGCGCACAACAAGCAGCTATGGAGTCTGCAAGAGCAGCATCAGCTGCTAATTTCCCTCCCGCCGTAGATGCGAACGGAAACCCTATTCAAGGTAATAATGACGACTTACCATTTTAAAGTTTAGACTATGGCACTCTATAATTTGAAGAACGTTTATGACAGAAAGAGGTTCAAGGAAGCCTGTAATCAGATGGTTCTGAAGAACGAATACGTTGAACTGAAGAAAAAGAACACTCAACGTTCTTTGGCTCAGAATAGCTACCTGCATTGTCTGTTAGGTTACTTTGCTTCTGAATTTGGTTTTACCCTCGAAGAAGTTAAGTTTGATATTTTCAAGAAGATATGCAACAGGGATATATTCGAGAGAAAGCGAATTAACAGAAGGGGACAGGAAATTACCTACATTAGAAGTAGTACTGAACTCGATAAGGCTGAAATGACAACTGCAATAGAAAGATTCAGAAATTATAGTAGTGCTCAGTGTGGGCTTTACCTTCCTGCACCTCATGAAGGTGAAATGTTATTTTTTGCTCAACAGCAGATTGAGCAATGCAAAGAATTTATGTAATTTAAAACAGAAAATATTATGTTAGCAGATTTGGATGGTCACAGACCAGAGAAGATTGAGTTTTGTTTGACCGAAGCTCAGAAAGAAATGTTCAAGGACGTGTTGGTACTTTGCGAAGGTGCAAAGAGTGCAGACGAACCTATCAAGGTTCTGCACGACAAGTTCAATGCTCTCTTCCCAGACAATGAGGTTGTTGACCGCAAGTATGATGATTTCGAGATTCACGCTATCCGTGAAGAGTACTGCATCAAGCAGGAGAATGATGTACCAAAGCGCAAGGAAGAGTTGGAAACCGTTCTTGCTCAGATCAAGACGATGAAGAAGAATGCCGAAGAAGCATACGCATCAGCACTTCTTGAAGTCAGTGATTTGGCAGCAAGAGTTAAGAATGGTATCACGGATTTCCGCTTACCTTCTACTAAGACCGCTCGTATTGCTCTCAATGGTCATTACCTCTTCTTTGCTTGGGTTGATGATAAGTTCCAGCTTTGCAAGGTTCAGAAAATCACAGATTGGGACAGAAACGGCTTGTGGAGCCAGGAAGATGTCAATCAGCAGGCTATGAAGGAAGTTTTCGGCATCGAGTTCCCCGAAGTGGAAAAACCAAAAACAAAGTCTGAGGATCAGACTGATGATAATGACCTTCCTTTCGGTGACGATGATGAGGATGGTAATGATGAAGACGAGTAATCATGTATACACTCAGACCATATCAGAAACAAGCAAGTGATGCTGCCGTCAGAGTGTTCACAGGCAAGACTAAGAAGAATGGACTTCTTATCTTGCCTACGGGCGCAGGCAAGTCGCTTGTAATCGCAGATATTGCAAGTAAGCTGGATAGTCCGCTACTCATCTTCTGCCCATCGAAGGAGATACTCGAGCAAAATTTCGCCAAGTTACAGAGCTATGGTATTTTTGATTGTGGAGTATATTCTGCTTCTGTAGGTTGTAAGGATATAAACAGAATAACCTTTGCCACCATCGGAAGCGTTATGAACCACATGAAAGACTTTCAGCACTTCAAGTACGTAATGGTTGACGAATGCCATCTTTGTAATGCTAAAGGTGGACAATACAAAACCTTCTTCGAAGCCGCGGATAGACAGGTTATCGGCTTAACAGCAACACCATATAGACTAGGAAGGGGACTTAATGGCACCTCGATGCTAAAGTTCCTTACGAGAACTAGACCAAGAATATTCGATGAGGTTCTGTACTATTGTCAGATTTCAGAATTGCTTGCAAAAGGTTATCTTGCCGATTTGAGATACTTCGATTGCACTCAGCTAGATATGTCTAATGTGCATACCAACTCTACAGGAAACGACTTTGATGAAAACTCCCTAAAGTTGGAATATGAACGAAGCGGATTCTATGATCAGCTTACTTCCACTACCCTACGTGTATTGAAGCCAAAGAATAAAATACCGAGAAAAGGAGTTTTGGTCTTCACTCGATTCACGGAAGAAGCGGAAAGATTGACAGATAAACTGCAACAGAAAGGTATTAATTCTGCAATCGTTACAGGCGAGACTCCAAAGAAAGAACGTGAAGCTATCTTGGAGAAGTTCAAGGATGGCACCATAAAGGTTGTCTCTAATGTCGGAGTTCTCACAACAGGATTTGATTATCCTGCACTTGACACGGTTATCTTGGCAAGACCAACGAAGTCTTTGAGTCTCTACTATCAGATGGTGGGACGAGCTATCAGACCTTTCAAGGATAAAGACGGATGGATAATCGACCTTGGTGGTAGTTTCCGTTCCTTCGGAAAAGTCTCTGATTTAAGAATAGACCTAGAGGTGCAAGGTTCGTCAAGATGGTGTATCAAGTCTCTAGGTAAACAATTAACTAACGTAAGTTTTTGAATTATGAAAATTGAAGCAAAACAGATTAATGAGTGGGTTAAAAAAGCCTACGATAATGCTGTCAAACATGGATGGCATGAAGAAGAAAAGTCTAATGCGCATTGGTTGATGATGGTCTGCACAGAAGTAGCAGAAGCCGTACAAGCTGACCGCAAAGGAAACTATATGGACGACCTTGACAAAGAAGGTCTTAAAACCGTACTTGCCAACGACTATGGTGGCAGTTTGTTCAATAAATACTACTCTGATACCATCGAGGGAAAAGTAGAAAGCGAGTTGGCAGATATTTGTATTCGTGTCTTTGATTTAATGGGTGTTTGTGGTGTTGTGGCAAAGGACGGATTTTCCACATTTGACTCTGAGGTTAAGTATGCTAAAGAGCATAGCTTTACTGAGGACGCTATGGTTGTTACTAGAATTATTGTTTCGTGCAACCTTAACTCATCTATAAGTGTAAAGGCAGAAATGTTCTGTGTCTTATATACAAGTATTCTTTCCTCCGTATTTGAATGGGCAGAAGCACTTGGAATCGACCTCGTTCAGCACATCAACTTGAAGATGCGTTATAACGAAAGCAGAGAATACCATCACGGAAATAAGCTGTATTAAAGAGTCCTATGGTTATGAATAAATATTATTTCAACCGCAAGCCAAAAGCGGCTCAAGCCGAAAAAAAAGAGGTAAAAAAGACTACTTCTAAGAGCAAACCTAACTTGGTTAAAAAGCTCGATCGGATATTCTCTCTTTATATCCGTTTGCGTGATGTCATGGCTAATGGTTATGTTCGGTGTATATCCTGCGGGCAGATAAAGAGCTTTGAAGATGTGGACTGCGGTCACTTCCATAGTCGCCGCCACATGGCAACTAGATTCAATGAAGATAACTGCCATGCTGAATGTAGGTATTGTCTCACCCCCGATGCCCTCATCCTAATGGAAGATTTGAACTGGAAACCACTAGGAGAAATATCAGAAGGTGATTGCCTCTTTGCGTTCGATGAGGACAATGAAGGAAGACATAAGCATCGTCAGTACAGAACTGGAGTTGTCACACATCTGCATCGTGACATTCAAAATGTGTACAGAGTTAGACTAGAGAATGGTGACCATGTAGATACTACTGCTGACCATAAGTGGTTGGTTCGTGACAGAGGTTCACGTATGAAGTGGATGAAGACCAAAGACCTTTGGTGTAATGGAAAGAGGTTAAATGGCAACAACAAGACAGGTCCACACTGGGGAGAAATTAGCACAACGGTATGCAAGATAATCAACGTAGTGCATCATGACGAAAGTAATGATAGTGGTTGGTTAGCAGGGATGATTGATGCTGATGGTCACCTATGCCAACAGAACATTTTCGAGAATGACGGAAGTGTTAGGTACGGATTTAGGATAGGTGTTGCCCAGTCAGAACATTATCCGAAGATATGTTCTAGGATACGAGACCTTATTACCAAGTTTACAGACAATGGAAAGTATTGCACTCAGCGAATGGATGGAAAACAAGGTAATATAAAAAGTAACTATAGGGCATACCAGTACCTAGTGACTGGCTCTAACATAGAGAAAGTACAGTTCCTGCAACGTGTACGACCTATGAAGTCTGATAAGTTTGACGTAAACAAACTAGGATCCGTGAAGTCCCAGTACGACACCAAGGTTAAGTCAGTTGAATATCTAGGCAAACGTGAGATTATAGTGATGGAGACATCAACGCACACGTTTATTGCGAATGGTTATGGTATGCACAACTGCAATCGTTTCTCTGCGGACCACCTCATAGGCTACCAACGCAACCTCATTCAAAAAATAGGGCAGCAAAGATTTGATTTACTAAACGTGAAGGCGCATTCTACATGTCACTTCACTAATAGTGAACTAGAAGATATGATTGTTCACTATACGGCTGAGGTTAAGAAACTTAGCAGTCTCAAAGGTATCAAAGTTAATATTTGATAATATTTGCAGCAATATTATTTAATCAATAAATAATTTATTATCTTTGCACCGAAGAAATTAAATCTCTGAAACGTGGAACTTTCGGATAAAAAATATTCAGACCTCAATTAGTATTGTTTGGGTTCCACCTGCGTAAGCAGCTAAACAAGAAAGTTGAGGTTTTATTGTACAACTATGGCAGATTGGATAAGACTTCCTCGCAGCATCTTTGATTGGGATTGGTTCGATAAACCCGAAATGCTTTCCCTCTTTCTATACTTGCTCAACAATGCAAAAGAGAAAGAAGTAAAGCATGATGGGATAGTCGAGCATAGAGGACAGTTTTTGACTAGTCTTGGAAAACTCAGCACTACTATAGGTGCAGGAAAACAAGTAGTTAGAACCTGTTTGTCAAAGCTAGTAAAAATGCAGCTAATAGAAGTGAATACGGAAAGATTATATTCCATCATCACTATCTGCAATTATGATGACTATTTTGAAGCTGAGGTCAATAAGCCTAAAAATGAGCTAAAGAATGAAGATACTAAACCAGTAGAAGCACCTAAGGAAGATAAGCCTAAGAAAACGAAAGAGGAGATTGCAGCAGCAACCGAAAAGCGAAAGAAAAAATTCGGTCAAGATTTAGTTCCTTATGTTGCAACTTATGGCAAGGATATGATCAGAAAGTTCTATGACTATTGGTCAGAAACGAATAAGTCCAAAACTAGGATGAGGTGTGAGACTGAGAAAACATGGGATTTAAATCTAAGGCTACAAAATTGGGCAAGACGAAATAAAGACTTCGGAACAAAGCAATCTGGTACGGCTCTACATAATTCGGAAAACAAAGATTATAACGAAGGAGGATGGTAATTATGAATGTAGATTTCAATCAAATTATTCAAAGATTCGAGAAGGGAGAAGACTTGTTTCTCGCTGACAAGGTGAGAATAAGGATTCCTAACGCAGAACAAAGGCTTCGTGGGGGGCTAGACTATTTCGTTGATAAATACACCTGTGGGGAAGTTCCTCATGCGAAATGGCTAGAGAATAATTATCGTCCTATCGTTGATTGGATGACAGACAATAAAGGAAAGGGGCTTCTTATTACAGGTGGGTGTGGTCTCGGAAAAACTCTGATAGGTAAGCATATACTTCCTTTACTCCTTCAAGACTCTTGCAGAAAACTCGTCAATATCTTTACTGCCCAGGAGTTGAATACAAAGATTGATGAGATTCTGAAACTCCACATCATTTATATTGATGATATTGGCACAGAGGAGGTGTCGAAGGTTTATGGTAATGTACGATGTACATTCTCTGAATTATGTGATGCAGCAGAGCAAAAGGGGAAGCTTCTCATCATTACCACCAACTTAACTGCAAACGAACTCGAAGCAAAATATGGAGAACGAACTATAGATAGGTTAAAAGCCATAACTAAGTTTGTCCCTTTCACAGGTAAATCATTAAGAAAATAGATATGGAAATTAAAGAAGACAAAGATTTCTTGTTTGCTACAAAGCAAGCTAGATTAGCAACCTTCCTTGAAAATGATGAGGAAAGAAGAATGTTTAGAAACGCCATTTACAATGCTATTAAGTGGGGTAAAAGACATTAGTATATAAACTACAAACAAAAGAGCAATGAAGATGTTACAAGACGTTACAGATTGGTTTAAAGCTGAAATTCTTGGCGACCAATCACTACAACAGGAAAGAAAGAAGCAGAAATCACAGAAAGATTTCGAGAAGCGTATTAATGAAGCAGCTCATCATGTATGCCTCTCCGATCGTCCTAATGATGATGGGTCTCCATATCCTGTTATCTGCATGGATGGTACCGTTATCTATAAAATCTGCGAGAATTCTCGAATCGAGAAAGGAGAAATCAGCCTTGAAGATGTAGGGGAAGTTTTGGTAAGACAACGCATTCATTATGCCGTAAACAATCTGAATTACAGATAGTTATGCGGTTTAAAAGTTAAATAAAGTTGCTAAAAAGCGATTAAAGAAAGTGACGTTTGGTCAATCCAAAATTTCTTTGTATCTTTGCATCAGTTAATTAAACAACAAATAAGTTTAACAATTAAATGATAAGAGCAATGAAAAAGGTAAAGTACGTTATTAAGGCAACAAAGTTCAAAGATAACACATACGAAGATGTTGTTTTTGAAAATCAGCCACTCAGTCAAAAACAAGAAACATTCAGTGACGTAAAGCACATCTTAGATTTGGATTTCGAGAATGCTTTAGACGAAGGCAAGAAAGTTCAGTATGACGGAGTAGAGCTTGATATCTTCAATGAAGATGGTACAATCCTTAAAGAATGGATTCAAGACGTAGCATAAAGGTAATGGGGTGACTAACCATCACTCCACAATATATAGAGCAATGAAATACGAAGAAACGTTTAAATCCGAAGTAGCTTCAATTGAAGCTATGCTTTACAAAGCCAAACAACGTAGAAAAGAATATGGTGCATTGAATGCCATCATATACATGAAAGGATGGCTTAAAGTTGTCTACGAAGAACTGAACGATTTCACATTGACTTAACAAAAGATATGAAACATTTATGTAGTAATTGCATATCTTCCGATATATGCTATTGTGAAGGCAAGAAGCCTAATGACACTTGCCATCAATGGGAATGGAGATATACAGGTTTATGGTTTGATAATTAAAAAGTAAGACAATGGGAAAAGAGAAAGTTACAGTAAACGATTTGAAGGTTACACTCTCAGAGCTTGGTGTAACATCTGGCTTGAAGCAGGAAAAGATTATTCAACGCCTGCAGGTCAATGGCTGTTTGATTGCAATGGTAACAGATGTATTGGATCAGCTCATCAAGGATGAACAGGGCATGTTTAGGCTGTTAAGCGTTCGCTACAAGCAAGAGCAGAAGATGCACTACACTCAGATGCAGGATGCAGCCAAAAAGTACTACTTCCATTTGAAACCCTTTAATAAGAGTTTCTTCGGTGATGAGAAAATTTGCGCCAACCTGGAGGATAACGCAAATGACATCTATGAAATCATCAAACTTCTTGCGGACCACACTAACGACCACAAGGATATGGAGACGATCAAGAGAAATCTCAGAAAGAGAAAGTTGAACCATCATATTTTCGATTAAGATTATGTCAGTATATAAAGCAAACGTAGATTTATCAGACTTATTTCACGATATGTCTTACAATTATCAGAAAAGCTTCCTTGTTGAAGAGTTCTGTTCTTTACCTATAGAACATCAGGTAAAAGTTGTTGGCGAAATGCTGAAGAACCTTAATGGCGATCAGACAGCCAAAGTTATAGAAGACGCTTTTGATAACTTGCATGAGCAAGCACAGGAGCACGTAATCAACTATGTGAACGAATAAGGCTATGATGTCCGATAAACAATATAGAGTTGCTCGCAAGGGTGTTGTCGAGCAACTTAAATTAGCTCAGAGACTTCATTGCAAGCACATGGAGCAGAAGTATAAAGTGGCTTTGGAGAAGTTAGAGAAACGCTTCTTAAAGCCGGATGCTGTGGGCTGCTTCGATTTGGGCGCAAGGGTATCAAATAGTTATTATCAGCTTTAAATGGTTAAGGTTATGGCTACAGCAAATTTTGAAATTGGAAATAAAGAGTTTGAGGTACGTTTCATACGAGAATCAGGTTATCCTCCAACAAAGAATGAACGTGGTTCTTCATTGGTTGAGTATGATGTAACTACATACAAAGATAATCAGCCAATGATAAAGAGGTTCAATCAAAAGAGGCGTGTTTATTTTGACCTTGAAGGTAATGTTTATAAGGATAAGCAGAGCAACAAGGTATGGTTCAATCTATATAAAGCAAGCTAATGGTTATGGGAACCAAAGTAGAAGTAAGAACTATTCCTTTGCATGGATTGTTTATTCATCGCAAGCAGGTTTGGCGGTCACTCGGTAAGCTGAGAGCTGAAAGTCATTCTACATCAGCGCAGAAAGTATTTATGAATGAGCATAATACTGAGGTATATACCGAGAATGCAGATTTCATTGATGGCTTGAAAGTCACTCCTTATGATGGTGAGCTGCCCAAAATATCAAAAAACGTTGGTAGTATGAGTTACTACCAGTATTGTTTAACGCAAAAATTAGTTTAGTTATGAAAATAGCTGATATTAATGATTTGAAACTAGAGCAATGGATCAGACAGAGAAACTCTGCTCAAATCATGTGGAAAGCCAAAGATGGTAGAGAAATACCGATTAAGGATATGTCAGATACTCATCTATCTAACACGATAAATATGCTAGAAAGAAAATATGATGCAGAAGAACATCTTTACGAGATAGACCCTCTAATGGACTTTGGTGCAAACGATTAACAAATAAAAAGGTAAGTAATATGGAAACAAAAATAAACATAGCGAAAATATTAAAGAATAAGCCAGAAGGTACGAAACTCTGGACTGATATGTTTGGAAGTGTTACGTTATATGTCGTTACTGATGCATGTGATGCTTTTCAAGTTAAGCATCATAATAAAGATCCATGGTTCGATGAAGACGGTAAATTGTACAAGGAAGGAGTTTTGTGCATCTACCCTAGCAAATCAATGCGTAATTGGGAAAAATTCTCTTGGAAGAAGGGCGATGTGCTTATCAGTGATTGTGGATTTATGTGCATTTTCAAAGAATGGGCATCTGATGACTATACAAAGTTCAACGGATGTTATTTTGATGGCATGCCAAATACAGAAACGGCTAAGTATAGCAAGGTGGATAACAATATTGCCTATGGTTATATCAGAGATATTGAGAATAGATGTGGCGGTAAGTTAAACCTTGAAACTTTGGAAATTGAAAAGAAGACTAAGTTCGAGGATGGTGATATAGCTTTTGCCGACTATGGTAATAGACAAGATGTATTTATAGTATCAGATAAAACTGATTTGTCAGAAGGTTATAACTCATTCATTTCTTTAGATTTAAGTAATTTAACTTTGATTATGGGTTGTAGAAGAAGTTTCTTTAAGAAAGACCTTTGTAAACTTCGCCTTGCCACGGAAGAAGAGAAGCAGCAGCTCTTTGATGCCCTCGCAAAGGAAGGCAAACGATGGGATGCTGAGAAGAAACTGATTGTGGACTTGAAGCCAAAGGTTGAGCTCAAGCCATTTGACAAGGTTCTTGTTAGAAATGATAAAGAAGACCAATGGTCTGCAAATATATTCAGCTATCAAGTTAGAGATATGTTTCATTGTCTTGGTGAAGGTTATTGGAGATACTGCATTCCTTATGCTAGTAATGAGCATTTGTTAGGTACAACTAAAGACGTGGAGGGCTAGGTATGATTAGAGACGATGCAAAGATAATTATAACACCAACTAGTGTATTACTTAAAGAAGCCTTGACTAGTGAAGAAATCAATGAAGCTCATATCTATAGAGGTTATGATTGCATTCCGCAACTAAAGTATGCTGGCAACCCTCCTAGTGGCAAGGAAATCCGTAGAACTAGGAGGATGTTGGAACTTAGAAAAAGAAAGGGTAGATTATGAATGATGAAAGCATAGATGTTAACATTAGTTTTATCAATACTGATTATTTCTCAGTATCTGTAAGGGATGGGGCTATTTCAGTTATTGGTAGAATAACCAAGTTAGAGATGAAAAATTTTGTAAAGGCTCAATATTTCGAGATTAAAGAGGTATTGGATAAAAATAGCAAGAAAGGAAGATGATTATGATAGACGATAAGGATATAGAAGTTGCTGCACGACTTGACGATAAAGAATACTACGATAGATTATCGGATAATGATAGATGCTTCTTCGAGTATGGTTTTAGACGTGGATATAATCGAGCTTTAAAGGGATTGTTTCACCCTGCTAGCGAAGTTCCACGTAATGACAATGGAAAGGTTCTTGCGTTCTCAAGAAAAGTCGGTTTTAGAAAGCTCTACGATATGAACGATGAACTTGATAAAACCACTTGCGATACATATCAAGAAATGTGGGAAGAGCAAGTCTATATGTTCCAATTGTCTGATTGGATATTCGTAGATGAGTTGTTTGACTTAATTACGAAAGGAGGTGAGTAATGAAAGAGCTTAAAGATTTGGTTGTTGGTGATAATGTTCTAGTTACAAGTAGGTATTATAGATGTATCGCCAAGGTTGATAAAGTGACAAAGACTCAAATTATTGCTAATAATGCTAGATTTAGAAGAGATTCTGGCCGGCAATATGGTGGCGATAGCTGGAATAGGAAAAGTATATCTGTTCCTACAGAAAAGGAAATATCAGATGTTAAAGAAGAGAATCTTCGTAATACTCTCGTCTACGCTATCAGTTCTTTTGATTTCAAACGCTTATCAACAGATGAGTTAAAACAAGTGTACAATATTGTAAAAGGCAAAGAAAAATGAAAAAGAATAAACACTCATTAAAGATAAGTCGTAGCTTCTTTGGCGAAACTACCCTTGATGGTTATCCTATAGCTACATATTCAAATGATGAATTGAATATTCTAAAGAACCTGCTAGAAAAGGTTCTGTGTGAAGTAAATGGATATATTCATCTTTAGAAAAGTAAAGCGTATGGCACAGAAAGAATTTAGGAAACCACCTCGTTATATGGTGGGTGATATAGTTTATAGTCACGGATTTATTTGTATTGTCTGTAGCATCTATCCGTTCAATATAGATTATTCTTACGACTTGAAAGTTATTGATGGGCAAAGCTTGGGCAAAATTTGTCAAAATGATATTATGCACGTTCATATTTGGGAAGAGTTTCTTAAAAAGAATGGATGGACATGTTATCGCTCTGAAGGAGAATGTTTTGGGCATAGGTGGTATAAACACCAAGAATACCCTTTCACTTTGCGATATAATAATTTCTTGGGAATTATCGGAGTATCTTTCAATGACGGAAAAGACGATACTGTTATGATAAAATGTGTAGATGAACTCCAACATATTCTTTTTGGCTTGCAATTAGATGGCAATTTAAAAATATAAGCGTATGTATTTTGAATATAGAATAGTCAAAATTGAGAAAGGTTTGTTTCTCATCGAATATAAGACCGCTCCTTATGGAGTTTGGCATGAAGTAAAAAACAAACAGTTCAAGACTAAGTCAAAGGCAGAAGCTTGGGCTAGAACGAACTTAGTTTAATGAAGTAAAGCGTATGGAAAAGTTAGAATATATTCCAGGAGATTTGGTTTTTCACTATATACCAAAAACCACAATAAAAAAGTATGTAAAAGTATATGTTTGCTCTACAAATAATGCCTTATCATTAGAAGATATGGATGGAAATCTATATGATTATATTGGGGTGTTATATCCGATTCCTCTTACTTCAGAGATTCTAGAGAAGAATGGATGGAAGTCTATAAATGGTAAGTATGCTTTAAAGATAAAAAATGCAAATTATGTAGTACTTGAATTTACAGAAGATGGTATATACACTTACATAAATGAAAATACCATGCTTTTTACAATAAAGTATATTCACGAACTCCAACATTTATTATATGCCTTGCATATAGATAGTAACTTAAAAATATAATGATATGACACAGGAATATATTAAAGGCGATATTGTTATGTATGACAACAGAATACATACAATTATGGATACACTCGAATTAAATAATTATGAGTTATCTTATATAAGATATCAAGTAAACCAATTAGAATTATCAGGAGTTCCCCTTACCACCGAGATTCTAGAGAAGAATGGATGGGTGAAAGAAGTGATGAGCAGAGGAGTAAAGAATAGTCATTGGGTATATACAAAACCCGATATTGAAGAATATGGATATTTTCCTATCTACATAGAAAAAGGTATCGGTGATGAGTTTGATGTATATCCGTTTACTGACAACAATGTATGTAAACAAATTGCATACATTAAGTATGTTCATGAACTTCAGCACCTTCTCTTTGGTATTGGTATTAATCACGAAATGGAGGTGTAGGTATGGCTAAGTGTCCTTTTAATAAATATAAAGAGTGTCAAGAATCAGATTCGAGATATTGTTATTGTACTCTTCCATGTGATATATATAATAATTATAAGAAGAAGTTGTTAACTTAAAAGTATAGAGATATGAAATTAGGAGAACTCAGAAAAATCATAGCAGATATAGACACAGTATATGATAATTGTGATGTAACTTGTTATGAGAGCAATGGTAATTTAGGATATGCAAGTATTGCAACTACTGCTTATCTTGGTAAGACGTATGTAAATCAAGGCTATCCTATACGTAGAACATTTCAAATTCAATTTGAATTACCAGATAAATTAAAAATAATTATTTAAAGTAACTAACCGCCTTCGGGCATAAATTTTAAAGATATGACAAAAGAAGAATTAAAAGTAAAGGTTGCAAAGCAACAAAGCATCATTGATAATGCCAACAAGCAGATTTGTTCTGATGTGAAGGAGTATATAGATAGTCTTCCATACAAGGTTGGCGATAAAGTAAGTTGTACTAGATGTGATGTCTGTTGGATTTCAAGCATTACTCCAGAACAATGGCGTAGTAGTTACAATGGTGAGATTGAAGTTAAAGTCAATCCTGCTAAGAAAGATGGTACTCGTTCCAATAGAGAGTTTGTTCTATGGAGTTGTGAAATTGATAGTATTAAGAAGATAACCATCCGCAAAAGACATAAATAATGGAAGCAACAGAAGCAAAAAGAAAGTTGTGTAAGTTGAGAAGTAGTCTTAGAGACAAAGAAGCAGACAAGGCTATTTGGATAGCTATTCGTGCTATTGACACTTGCACAAAAAATGGATTTATTGTAGAAGATTAAATAGATATAAAAACTTACAAACTTTACATTTACAGATGTGCATATTTGTCTTAAAGAATTGGAGGATAAGCAATGAGTAAAGAAAAAGCTATTGAGAAAATACAATATGCTGTAATGCAAGTAGTTTCTGTATATGCCTGTTCTGCTATCTTTGATGAAAAGACAAAGATAATAGAAGGCAGACAGAAAGAACTTGAAAAAGCGATTATCAATTTGCATGATGCACTTAAAGAGTTGGAGGAGTGATATGAAATGATATTTAATCAAAGTGATTATGGATAAGAAGAAAGTTAAAGAGCTGATAGAAGAAGCAAAACATTTAGCAATTTTACGCAAATATGAAAATAGACAGACATATTTGAATAATTGCATTTGTTGTTTGAAAGAAGCTTTGGAAGAACTCTCCAAGTCAGACTGGGTATCTGTTGAGGATGGGTTGCCTCCTTATGGAGAGAATGTTCTTGCTATATCAAAAGATGAGTATATGAATGTGTCTTACAGACGTAAGATTCCAAGAGATAAAATTAGTAGAGAGGTTATGGATGATAACGGATTCATTCTAAACTTCAATTTGCATTGTAGCACTATCACTCATTGGAAACCTATTGATAAGTTGGAGGAATAGTTATGGAAATTAATGAAAAAATAGATGAAATAATTCAACAAGCAAAAGAAGAAGGAGCTTATACGGAAAATTTTGACGCATTTGAACAAGAGATATATGACCAAGGTTTTCGTAATGCAATTTCTTTTATGCTGTGGAATCCGAGCGAGCGAAGTTGTTCTAATTGTCAGTATAAGAACAGTAGAGAGCTATGTGGGGAAGATTACTGTGGAACAAAATATTGGAGCCCAAAATTGGAGGAATAAATATGGCATGGTTAGCAGTTAATTATCATGGTGTGGAAGTTATTCTTTCAGATAGACCGAAGAAATTATTCCGTAGGTTATGGGGCAATGATAAAACCCAGATAATTCCTCTTCCACAAGGCTCAATCAAGAAGCTTATCGGAAGAGAGCTTACTTGGAATGATGAACCAGTAGAACTTAAAGAAGAATAGCTTATGTTTGGATTTTATGTTATACTTACCCTAGCTATTCTGTATGTAGCTTTTATGGGTGGAGTTATCGGTTATTTAATTGGTAAATATTGGAAAAAGAAGTAGCTTATGAAAACAGAAAATATAAAGTTTAAGGCTAAAGAACTTGGAACAGGAAAATGGAAAGAAGGTTTTCTTCAAAGAGACATGGATTACAACCTATGTATTCTTATTGCTAAAAAAGAAGAACATTCTTGGTATTGGACTCAAATTGACCCTTCAACAGTCTGTATGTTCACAGGACTGAAAGACAAGAATGGAACACCTATCTATGAGGGGGATATAGTTATGCACAAAGATAACAATGCGGAAAGAAGAGGTGATATTAATTGGGATAGTAAAGCTGCTGCTTTCTGCTTTGGTCAAGATTTCTTAGTTCACTACCATTCTGAAGATATGGTAGTTGTCGGCAACAAATTCGATAAGTAGCGTATGAAGAATAAGATATTAGATTTAATCAAATCAGCCGTTTTGCTCATTTTGATTTTCTTAATAGGTGTAATTGGTTTTAGAGTTTCTTTCAGCTTAGGAACTCCACACGAAAAAGAAGAGTTTAATATAAAAATATTCACCAAGAAAGGGCATGACTACTTGTTTGTGGGCAGGGAACATGGAGCTTATGTTATTATCCACGCCGAGAGCTGCCCTTGTCATAAAAAGAAGTAGTATATGAAAGTTAGGTTGGCAAAGAAAATTATGAAGTATCACTCTGGCACTTTTTTATATGACTTGATGCGCTTGGAAGGCTTGGACATTTCTAAAGAGCTGTCAAAGATAAAGCAATACTGGGAGCCTAGATGGGCTTTGTATTATGCCACTAAAGGTGGTTGTCATGGCAGAGTTGACCATCGTATCGTAAAGGCAGAAAAGATTACTGCAAGATATTCTCGTAAGCTAATGAATTGCCTTGCTAGGTTGGCTGGTAAAAATCCTTTCGATATTAGAGATATATTAGGTAGTTCAAATAAACTAAAAAAATATGATCATGAAACAAGAAATGCAAAAATCAATCTTAAAGATTCAAACAGCAGTCGAAACTCTGACAAGACAGAAAGTTATCGACAAAAATGTGTATGACTTTATCCATGGAGAAATCAAATCTCTTTCGGAAAGTGTGGAGAATATAGAGGAAGTAAATAACCTAGATGAAACACTCCTTACCTTCACAGATAAGGAGAAGTATGTAAACCAGCATATCAACCTTGCTGATACATCTGTACTTTGCAAAGAGTTGAATAGAAGAAAAGACATTGGTGACGATTTCTTTGTAGTAGCAACAGAGGGAAAATAAGTTAGCTTATGGAAAGATTAACTAAAGTAATGGATAAGTATTTATTAGAAGCAAAGAAGAAGGTTCTTACCCTCGCAGTCAGCAAAGAATGGTTCGATATGATAGTGTCGGGTGAAAAGAATGAAGAGTATCGGGTAATTAAAGATTTTTGGATGAGTCGCCTTCTCCTTATCAAGGATGAGAAATTCAAAGATTTCGATAAGTACGATAAGCTTCATATCGGTAAGACATTTGAGATGCTTATAGACACCAATACTATCAAGGAGAAACTGAATAATGGTACAATGAAGTTCGTACCATTCACCCACGTTCTCTTCAAAAACGGCTACTATGACGATAGCCCAAAGGTAGAAAAGGAGATTGATAGTATCACCATCGGTAAGCCGAAGGAAGGTCTTTGCCCAGGCAAGTGGTTGGATCATGAATTTTTCATCATCAAGTTCAAGTGATATGGATAAGACAACAGAACTATCATATAATCACCTCATTTCGCAACTCAGAAAAGAAAACGCTGATTTGAGGAATGAGGTGCGAGAATTAAGGAAATTGCTAACAAGAAAAGGTGACAAACCACCTAATTAACACTCCGTAACACCATGTTAAAAGGTATTTTTGACTATCTTTTGTCAAATTAGCTTCCTGTGATTTTCGGTAACATTAGTTAAGTTAAAGAAATGGCAAAAAACTCACATAAGCCTTTCTAAGCTGTTCTATTTTTCTTCCCCATATCCTTATATCATTTTTCAGAGAAATCCCTACATAGAGGAAAATAGACTTTATTTAACACACTAGTAATCAATAAGTTATATAAAGTTAAGCAAGAAAAATAATGCGGTTAAAATTTGGTCAAAAGCTAAAAAATGACTACCTTTGCACTATCAAAAATAAAATAACAATTTAAAAGATAAGAGCAATGAAACAGACAATAAACGTATCAAACAAAGCTGAGGTTGTAGCAGCAGTTACAAGTGATTTTGATGGAGCTTATAACTATTTCGAAGGTGACATTCGTAATGGCAATCTTAGAGCGCATGTAACTAACTACTTCCATGGTAACAAGTTGAGAATCCAGATTACCTATTGGGAGGATGGCAAGAGTGTGGCAGTTGAAACCGCTTCAACATGTTCAACAGCAAAGGGGATTGTTAGTAAGGTTTCTAAATTCTTAGATATTAAGTAAATAAAAAGGTAACGACTGGTCCAACCAACTAGTCACAATAAGAGCAATGAAATGTTAGACAGAACAAACATTCACTTTAAGAAAGCTGTTAAAGCTGTACTGATAAAGGTTAACAGAATACATAACAATACCATATCAGTAAGTATTAACCAAAGATTCATCGACATCACTTTGTTGGATAATAATTCTGGTATTTTTTATTCAGACATGATAAACCATTTTTTAAGCAAGGATGAAATCCTTCAGAAGTTAGATAACTTCAATAAAATGTATCACGCATGGGTGCAACTTCAAAAGAAAGGAGGTCGCCATGAGTAAGGAGTATATTGGAACAGATTGCTATAATCGCAAGATGGAGCTTTACCATATCGGCAATGAAGTTTATTGCGACCACATCAAAAACGGAGTTGTCGTCAAGACAAACAGCATCACTGTAGATAACCGTATTCTTGGATTGTTTGGCAGTCCTCATACAAGCGGAGCATATATCTACGATGAGATAGCAAGAATGTATGGCAAGAAGTTATAATAACTGCATATAAAAAGTAAGAGCAATGAAGACAGACAACGTTTTAGAGCATTTCGCTGAAATGATGATTTCACGAATGCAAAAGATGAAGGCAGGAGATTGGAAGATGGGTTGGTTCACCACATCTTATGGTGGTAACCCAGTGAACCTTGGAGGGCGTGAATATAATGGAATGAACTCATTCTTCCTGTTCCTCTGCATGATGGACGAAGAAAGATTCAAATATCCTATCTTTGCTACCTTCAATCAGATAAAGGCATTAGGAGCTAGTGTGAACAAAGGAGAGAAAAGCTTCCCTGTTCTGTTTTGGTCCATTCAGTACAAAGACAAGAATGGAAACAAAATAACAGAAGACAGCTACAACGGAATGACTCGATCAGCCCAACTAGACTGCAAAGTCCAGCCTTTCTTGAAGAGCTACAATGTGTTCAACCTCAGCCAAACCAACCTCGAAGAGTTAGCACCTAAGACGATACAAAAGTTGAAGGATAAGTTCAGTCTCAAAGATAAGAATGAGTTACCGACAGACACGGCTGGTATGTACGTCAACGAGAAAATTGATGATATGCTTCTTTATCAGAAGTGGCTCTGCCCTATCCGCTACGACAAGTATTCAAGTGGAGCTTTCTACAGAGTTGGGGTAGATGATATTACAACACCACTTAAAAGTCAGTTCAAGAAGGGCAATACAGAGCAGGAGATATTCGAGGATGGACAGGAGTACTACTCAACCCTTCTACATGAAATGGTTCACTCAACAGGGCATAAGTCTAGATTGGATAGAGGGTTTGAGAATGAGAAAGGAGAAAAGGACTATGCAAGAGAAGAGTTGGTTGCAGAGCTTGGAGCAGCTCTTATCGGAAACGTCCTAGGCTTTAGCAGTCGCATTTTAGATAATAACGCTGCTTACCTAGATGGTTGGATCAGCAAGCTTAAAAAGCAACCAAAGTTCATCGTTTCTGTTTTGACAGACGTAAACAAGGCAGCTAAAATGGTATTAGAAATCGTGAACAAAGAAAAGGCACAATTACTAATGCCTGCATAAGATATTTTATTGCTCTATCTAAGGCGGTATAAGCGGATTTGCTTGTATCGCCTTTATTCATTATCATCAAAAACATAAAAAGCTCTATAAGCGAAAATAAATATGCAATTTCTTGGTTAAATCTATTTGTTGATTAAATATTTTTAGTATCTTTGCACCAAAAGTAGTAAAGATATGAACATCGAAGAAATACTCAAGAAAACTGATACTATCAGCCAAAAGATAGAAGAGCTACGCAGAAGGACTGTAATGGTCCCTTTGTGGAGTTATCTTTTGAGTTTATATGAGCCAGCAAGCCATAAGGTAATGACAGAGACCATAAGCCTTCGTGATAAAGACAATGGTGAAAAATCTTCCCGTATCGCGGTTGCCCTTGAAAAGCTGCTCACAAACAGAATAACAGAATTTACATTCTCTATACCAGTTAAGAGAAAGTACAACACTCCAGAAAATGATATTCAGAGGGAAATCCAAAAGGCATTAGAAAAAATCTACGATTGTGCTCATATTGACAACATGAACTACAAACGTGGACTAGCCTATTTCGCAAGCTGTGAAATCTTCACCATCTGGTATTCTGTTAAGAAGCATAACTCTCTATATGGTTTTGAATCAAACTACAAGTTGAAGTGCAAAACATTCTCCCCTATGGATGGAGTAAGATTGTACCCTATCATTGATGAGTATGATGATATGCAAGCTATGTCGTTTGAGTATGATAAGACCGTTTCCGATAAAGAGACGGTAACATTCTTCGAAACCTTTACAGAAAACTATCATTTCATTTGGAAGAAAAGTAACCTTAGTGAAATGTGGGAGGAAGTAACTGCACAAGTTGATGAGGACGGGAACACTGAGAGTGGTGAGGAAATCATCATCCATAAGATTCCTGGAGCATACCTGTCTCGACCTCACGCCATCTACGAGGGGCTTGATAATATCCGAAGCGAGTTTGAGTACAATATCAGCCGCAATAGCAATGTGATTGCATATAACGCTGCACCAATCGCAAAAGTCAAGGGTGGCATAGTCGGAAAGGAGAAAAAGGGAGAAAGTTTGCGTATATGGAGAGTCGAGAATGATGGCGATATTTCATACGTATCATGGAACCAATCGCAAGAAGCGGTTAGCGGTCAGAATAAAACCCTCCTCGGATTGTACTGGATGCTTTCTCAAATGCCAGATATTAGCTTTGAGAATATGAAATCTCTTGGTAATATCGGCTACGATGCAAGACAGACGTTGCTCACAGATGCACATCTGAAAGTTCGCATGGAATCGGGCGCTTTCAAGGAGTTCTTTGAAAGAGAGTTCAATGTAATCAAGGCATTCTTGAAGGTCATGAATCCAAAATGGGAAAAGGAGATAGATAACGTCACCTGCGACCACATCATCACTCCTTACATACCAAAGGATGAGAGCTACGACATCACCATCAGACAAAAGGCTAATGGTGGTAAGCCGGTAGAAAGTCAGCTTGAATCCATCGTTAAGCTTGGGCAGTCGCAAGACCCTCATCAGACAATGGAGGATATTCGACAGGATGAACTTAATGCGGCAGCAGTACAGCAGTCTGCTTTTGCTATGGGTGAACAAACAATATAAACGCAATAAACTGCACAAGTTATGAAGAAAAAAATCGCAATTTGGCTATTCAAGTTAGCTAGAAGACTCTACCCTATCAGTGTAACTGTCTTTGAACAGAAAGAAATTCTAGAGCCAAAGGTATGTGTCAAGGCTTATAGTATCGACAAGAATTACATTCGCCACTACAAGCGAGACCATCATGTCAAGTCTATGAGAGAAGCTTTGCGTGAGATAACAAAGGAAACTCTCGCACAGGCAAAGAAAGATGTACTCAATACTATCGAATCCAAGATCATGAAGCAGAGAGTATATCAGAAGGATGGCAACACGATTGTAGAGGTAAAGGTTAATTGCTATGTCTCCAAAGAAGAAGGTTAAGCCTATTCCAAAAGAACCTCAGTTCTGCAAATTATGTGCCCACGTTTCCAATCCACGTAATCTTAGTGTTACGGGAGAGCCAACGTTGGGCACTTGCCCTTATGAGGAGTTTGCTATCCTCTATCAAAGGGAATGTGTAAACGAACATTATAAGCCGAAATAAATGAGACCAAATATCCCCAATCAAAAGAAAGCATACGATGCTCTGAACAGACGCTTAGTTAACTACGTGGCACAAGTTCAGAGCATTTATGATAGAATCGCTAGCCAAGTTGCTACTGCTATAGATGGTGTCGGTTATGATGGTTCTGCGGAGTTCTTGTTTGGGGACTATCCAGAACTGAAACAAACCATCAATGGCATCATGACTAGTTATGCTGCACAGATGAATAACCTCATCTATGCAGGTACCACAAATGAGTGGAAAGAAAGTAACATCATGCAGGACCTACTTGCAAGAAAGGTACTTCGTGCTTATGATTTTGAGAAGGGCGGAGATAAGTACAACAGGTATTTCCAACCTAATTCAGATGCTTTGAAGGCTTTTCAGAATAGGGTTGATAAGGGGTTGTCTGTTTCGCAGAAAGTATGGTATCAGTCACAAGCCTTGAAAAAGGAGCTGGAGCATACCATATCAACTGCAATAGAAAGAGGGCAGTCTGCGGTTGTTCTCAGCAAGCGAATCAGTAAGTATCTGTTAGACTATCCTTCATTAAAGGCAGATTATACAGAAAAGTTCGGAAAAGCCGCTACATGCGCGAATTGCCAATACGCTTCTATACGTTTGGCAAGAACCGAGATAAACATGGCTTACCGAAAGGCAGAGCAGACACGTTGGCAACAATTTGACTTCATCTTGGGCTACGAGATTAAGTTGAGTAAACGCCACCCTGCACCCGACATCTGTGATGATTTGTTGGGAATATACCCAAAAGACTTTGTCTTTCTAGGTTGGCATCCTAACTGCATGTGTTATGTTGTACCTATTGTGATGAGTGATGAAGAGTACTATGGTTCTCCTTCCATTCAGAAGTCAGCTATGATTTCTCGCACTCCAAAGAACTTTAATGACTGGGTACGCAATAACCGCAGCCGAATCGGGCAAGCTGAAACCCTTCCATACTTCTTGAAGGATAACAGAAAGTATTGGCACCTGTCCGTTGAGGACGCGGCTGAGTATCGCCATGCTGACAGAGACAAAAAAGCCATAAAGCTTGCTTGGAAGAACAGAGACTTATTGAAATACAACATAGATGTAGATAATTCTGACATAGCAACATTAAGGCGAAATGCTAAAGCCTATGAAGTTGATATATCAAGCTTTGAAAAATTCCTCACTACACATCAATTTAAAGAGAGTTTTGGAATGATAACTGATAGCGAACGCTCTGTATTATCAGATATGTTCGACAAGTATGATGACAAGGTTCGTCAAGCTGTAGAGTCTTTCGGCAGGACAAAGAAAAGTTATCTAGCTAAGTTCGATTATAGCTATGATTTCGGTGATTGGAGGGATGGCATAACTAATAAGTTTGCAAATATCACTCCTACACAATTCGAACCAGTGAGCAAGATAAAACCAAAGTTGAAGGCTACCTATGATGAAGCTCGTAGGGAACTGCAAGACCTTCGTTCTATTCCGTTGAAGCCTAAGAAGTTGATAGATGATTTTGATGATTGGGAATTGGAGACTGCATTAGACGACCAGGAAGCAGTTATGGCAGGAAAGAAACTCATGCAAAATCTGTATGGTCCAAACATTGATAACGTCAATTCTTGGATAAGAGTAGAATCGGCTCGCATAACAGAAGGCTGGGGCAAGGCTTATGAGGTCTTTCTTGACGAGTATCATAACGGCTTGAAGGAGGTCATGGAAGCTGCTACCCATCTGAACGAATTGAGAACAGCAGATTTGAGTATCATTCCTACAAGATGGATTCCTCGCTTCAATGATTATATCAAGACCATAGAAACTGCAAGGATTGATGTCAGAGGTTATGAAAGGGTTTATCGTGAGATAGAGGGTGCGTACAACATCTACAAGCTGTCTTCGGATCAAGATTTGATTGCGTATGGCTTAGATAAGCTATCCTTCAATACACCTCATACCATCGTGGAAGGCTTTAGAGGCATTGGATTGAGTCCGACCAAATGGCTCGGAAAGAAAGAGTTCTATGACAGCTTTGACAAGTTTGTTCCTTGTATTAGCCTTAGCGGCGACAAAGCATACTTTTGGAGCAAATACAATCATGTGCGAATAGACTTCGATGGTCTGAAGGAAAGAATCTTAAATTCAGAATGGTATCGCAAGGGTCTCCAATATCACGAATACGGACACGCTAAAGCCGCATTACAAGGTAATTGGGAAGAAAATGCAGACTTCAAAAATCTTTATAAAAGGTTTTTTGCTGACTACAACAAGCCCGAATATAGATACGTAGATGGAGAAGGTGTTTCGCAATGGAAAATCGCTGATAGATTATTTGAAGAGCTCAAACTCGTAAAAGACAAAACGTATGATGTAATGGAACAATTTGGCAAAATCTCTGATACTTTGCAAGCTATCGACAAAGACCACAACTGGATACAGGGAATGTTAGGACACGACGTCGATTACTTCGCATCGAGTTCGCATAATTGTTTAGCTGATATTATAGCCCATTTAAGCGAAAATTATTGGTCTAACAATAAATACTTCAAAAAGGTTTTACCAAGGCTTTATAATGAAGCTATGGCTCTCTATGAGAAGTATTATAAGCTAAACAAACCGACAAAAAGATAGGTGGTAGTCTATGGTTCTACCACCCATCTTGATTTTCTTTCGGTAGGACCTACGGCTGATTCATTGGTAATATAGGTCAGACCAAACTTTGTTTTAGTTTTCATTGCCTTGCGAATAGAGAGCATTATTTCTTCTCTCGTAAAGCCGCTAATAGGATAGTTTTGTAGAGCTAATTCTACTGCGCACATTTGAGCTACACCTGCATTTCCTTTGGTATAGTAGTTCACAACCTGTTCGTCTGTAAGCTCGTCCACGGACTTAACAGAGCATTGTTCTAGATATTCTTGTATATTCATGCTGCAAAGATAGTAAAAGTTTCCCAAACTACAATACGTCCGATTAAAAAGTTAGCAAAAGTTAGCAAACAGACTATAAAGAAGTTTAAAAGTTAAACTATTGTAAGTACTTGAAAATAAAGCTGTTATTATTTGGTCAATTCGCAAAAAATGACTATCTTTGCACTATCAAAAATAAATAATAACAATTAAAAGAATAGGAGATAAGAGCAATGAAACAATTAGAAAATATTAAGGTTGGAGACAAGATTATTGTTCACTATGTATTTAAAGAACGTGTAGAAACGGTCAGCAAAGTAACCAAGACTCTCATTATTGTTGGCGATTGCCGATTTAATAAAAATAATGGGTTTACTTATGGAAGAAGAGGTTACAATTTTCCTTATATCGTTCGAGTAATGTAGAAGAGAAACATCTCCATATTTATACAAGTAATCATGACACAGCAAGAATTTGAACAGCGAGTAGGAATGTCGGTCAATGCTACCGAATACGCTTCCATCGAGAATGTATATATGGCAAGTGACTTAGATAAGAATGCTTTCTGCATTCTTTGGGAGAAGATGAACTTCAAAAGAGTTGCAAGAGCTAGAGAAGAGCGAGCAACCAAGTTGAAGGAGCAAATGAAGAAGGAACAGCTATTCGACATATTGAACAAGCCATACGGCAAAAAAGAGTTTGGTACGCTAGCCGATAACTTCTACAGCAAAAGTGAAAAAGCTGTATTAGAAAACATCGGAATCCACATGCAGCAAGAAAGAAATGGCATTCCATACTTTGCAAGCGTAGCATCAGTATTAGTTGATTTACGCAAATATTTGAAAGTCGCATAAGAAGGAAACGGTAGGGCTAACCACCCTACCTCAATACGATAAGAGCAATGAATACGATAAAGACGTTTATTCCATCAGAGTCAGTTGACGCATTTAAGAAGTTCGCTGAGAAGACAAAGCGCAATGTAGAAGGTTTCGACTACACCATTAGTAACCCACGAAAAAAGTTATTCCGTCATGCGGTAGTAGAAGATTGTCAAACCATCATTGGTAAGTATTGGCATGACATCTGTGACCTCACCATCAATATGCCAGACGAAAGTAATTGGAGATTGCTGGCCACATATAAGAATGGATCCTTTACTCCTGCTGATACAACCAAGGAGTTGGTATTCAAGATTAAGGAGCATGGAGCTGATTACGGCAAATGCGACCTATGTGGTCATTGGTGTAACAACGCATACGTAATCGAGAATACGCAAACTGGCGATGAACTGCAAGTAGGTTGCGAGTGCATAAAAAAGTTCGGATTGAAGTACATTGACTTTCTCTCAGACTTTACACGCAAACTTTATGAGACCTACGACCACACCATCAGATATGCCACCGATGATGACTATGGAGACCTTATCCCAATTTGGGGTGGTCCTAAGGATAGTAGATATACGGATGCCATCTTGAAGAATGACATGATCGCCATGTGCAAGGCTCAGTATGACGAGTGCCCCGTTTACAAGAAAGGCTATTACGCAAATGGTCGCTATTACCCATCAGAAACAATCGCCAAATTAGAGGAAATAAGAGACTCAAAGAAGTTTACGGTTGACACCTCATACATAACAAAGGTCTGCGATTTTGCGCTCTCTAAAGAGCCTAAATCGCAATTCGAGGTTGAAATGCAGAAAGTAGCAAAAGACTACTACACATTCTCGGAGCAGTTCGTTTATGCTTTCTTCCTGGTGAAGAACTACGAGGATAGCTTAAAAGGTGGTATTGATGCCATCAAGAAAGGTATGCAAGTCAAGGTAGTCGGTAAAGTCATTCAACAGCGCACAGAGCAGTCTTACTACGGAGAAATGGTCACAAACACCATCCTTACTAAAAACGGAATAGTCTGTGAAAGGGTTGGCAAAATACCAACTGCACAAAAAGATGGCGAGAATACCACCGAGTTCTATGCTATCATCAAGGGTGTGTTCAATGGAAAGGTTTGCCTAGACAGAGCTACTAAGAATCCAAAGAAAGGAATTGAAGTGGCAATGGAGATTTAGTTATGAGCGCATTCAACATCAACACCTATTATGGCTGTGAAACTTGCGAAGCAGCCGACAAATATGGTAATGGTTGCAAGCATGGTCTGTTATTCCCTGTCCTGCTTGTGATAGCTAATAAAAGGGAATGCCCAAATTATAGATTTCAAAGAAAGAAATAGGATGAGTTATAAAGACAGAATAGAATTAGAGCAACTTTTAGGTAGTTTTGTAACATTACCTAAAAGCCTTCTATCAGAAAAAGAGGTCAAATTGCTAAGAAAAGCCATGCGACTTATTGGTAGAGTAAATAAGAGATACGCAGATTTATACATGTAAATACGAAACGATATGAAATTGCAGGTTTATTTTTTATACAGAACCGATGAGCACCTATCAACAGACAGCAAGGAATTACTCTTTATCGGTAACCTTCCAAATTGCATGAAAGCAGCAAGGAAGTTTAATGCTACAGATACTCAAATTAATGAACTCGGGTATCAAAAGCAAAGTCAGCTAAACAATGTAGGTTACGAGTTTATGCTAGAACAGCATACCCTTAACGAATATATAGTAGAACCATAAAATATACGATTATGAAGATATACAAATTGATATGGTATCTCTACACAGAGGACCAACTTAAAGAATCCCTCATCACCGATAAGGAAGTTGCAGAAAAACGTTATCAAGAGCTGAAGAAGGCTCTTTATCGTGGATGCTGGTTATCCCTCTCAGAATTAGTTGAAAACGAAGACCACGAACTAGTGAAGGGTGAAGGTCTTCATTATAACGACATTTAAAAGTTAGAGCAATGGAACAGAAGTTATTAGATTTGATTATCCATATAGGACAAGTTAAAGGTTGGGCTGTAGATGCTACAGATAATGGCAAAGACCTTGCCTACATCTTCTTTCAGCGTTATTCTCCTGCAGGTCAAGATTTCAACATGTCAATCGAAATGCCAAACAATGACCCGAATGAGTTTTTGGCAAATCTCGCCAACTACTACGAGAACTTCAATCCAGATAGTGAAGCCTTAAACTGGTGTGACAAAGAAGGTCATGGTATAAATGGAGCACCCAAACGCTTGAAGGATATCATCATTGATTTCGAGGAAATCGAAAAGGAAATCAAAGAACTCCTAGAGGTGTTCAATCTTCAAATAGAGGAACTAGAGAAAGCTGCCATTCACAAGGTTAAAGTGCAAGTCACCGAATACCTGCAAAAGGTAGTGGAGGTTGATGCCATCAATGGCAGTGACGCATGCGATAAAGTCGAAGAAATGGTTAATGGGTCAGAAATCATCTTGACAGCAGACGATTTCACAACAAGAAAGATTGAGCCTTATGAAGATGAGTAAAACTGCACAAGCTGTGCAAAAGCTAAAAGATGGAGATTTGAAAGGAGCGCTCTCCATCTTTTCTACTTTTAAGTATGATTTCACAAGGGATGAACGTAGAATCATGCGAATTGCATACGAAACACTTTGCGGACATGGTGCTTTCTATCAATCATTAGGAATTGATGCTAGTCAGATGATAGTAGATGCGACAGCTATACTAAACACTAAGTATCTAAGTATCAATAAGTTAAACTAAGTTAGCAAAAAGCACTTTATGCTCAAAACGTTTGGTCATTTGCAAAAAAATGATTACCTTTGCACTATCAAAAATAAATAATAACAATTAAAAGATAAGAGCAATGAAAGAGTTATTAGAAAACATAGGTAACTTTAATGGATGGAAAGGAAACATCTGTCTTTACTTCCCCAAAAAGAAGGTTAGAGAATTAAAGCGTTATGGAATAACAGAAGATATGGATATAAAACAAGCATATCTTAAAGTGAGTAATATTAAAAACATATAACTATTATAGAGCAATGAAACTGATTACGAAAGAAATTAAGAAGAGACTGGAAAAATATCCTCTCTACTCACAGGATGGCAAAAAGGAAGAAGCCATCTGTCAAGCAAAGTTCTTCCTTTGTGTTGGTGCATGGTCTTGGTTCATTTTGGAAGCAGACCTAGAGAACAATATCGCCTACGGAATCACTATCAATGGAAGTGGTGAAGGCGAGTACGGCTACACAAGCTTAACCGAGTTGCAGGGGCTAACAACCAAGTTAGGCTTAACCGTAGAGCGAGATACCTCATTCTCCCCTACTCCACTAAAGGATATTAATAACGAATATCTAAAGAAGTTTCTTAAGAAAATGTACGCTTGAAAATAATTTCTCACTTTTTTCAAGAAACTATTTGTTGATTAAATAATTTTATCTATCTTTGCAAAAAGTTACAAAAAATGAAGATTTATACATCATACTTCTCAAACGGAGCTAAGTTAGCAAAAGCTGGTATCATGATGATCGGTATTGCCCTCTACCCTCCGAAATGGTTTACAGGATTGTCAAACAAGTACGTGTCACCATCATGGGACATTCTTCACAACTCCAAATCGGAAGAAGATTACGTACAACGTTTCAATTCTGAGATATTGGCTCATCGGGACCCAAAAGCATTTCTCTCAGCAATAGAGAAAATGGCAAATGGAAAAGATGTAGCTCTATGTTGCTTCGAAAAGCCAGATGATTTTTGCCATCGCCACCTAGTGGCAAAATGGCTGAATGAAAAGTTGGGAGTACAGGTCGAGGAATTTGGAATTTCCAAGAATCCTGTTTACTCGGAGCAAAGCTTGTTTTAGGCATTTCTCCTTTCAAAATACCCACAAGGGTTGACGGCTCGGAAAGACGAGCATTTTTGCGTGTATAGAATATTGTTATTATAAGCGGAGATAGCTCAGTTAGCAGAGCGCAGTGATACCATCACTGAGGTCGTTGGTGCGGCTCCAACTCTCCGCTCTTTTGCGGGTATAGCTCAGTCGGTCAGAGCGTCACATTCCCAATGTGAAGGTCGAAGGTTCGAGTCCCTCTAGCCGCTCTATTTTTGTAGAATTAAAATAAAAGAGCATGAAAAGTTGCAGAGACATACAAGATAGAACATTCGGTATTGAAATAGAAATGTGCAATCTTGAAAGGTCTAAGGTATCTCTACCCGAAGGCTATTCATGGAGTAAAGATGAGCAAATTTACAATACTGATGGTTCAACAAATAAGTCATTTGGTGGTGAGGTAAATACCCCACCATTACATATTTGCTGTCTAAAGGACCTACATGACCTCCGCTCTGTATATGAATCAATGGTTGTCGCAGGAGGAAAGATAAAGTGGAGTATTGATACCCATGTGCACATCTATGCAGGAGATTTGTCTGTAGATCAGATTAAGAAGGTGTTTTTGTTCTTCTATGTTTGCTATCCATATTTCAAGAAATATGCTCATATTTCTGATTGGGATGAGCTGGTATTTAATGCACAACCTGTTCCTACAGAGAAGTACTTCGAAGGCGTTAAAAATGCACAGACGTTTGATGAATTACAAAATCTCTTCACCAATCAGTCTAAGAAGGGCTTTATTCGTCATGCGGTAAATATATCAGCATACTTCAAGACAAAGACGATAGAGTTCAGAACGTTTCATGCTACTGATGATTTCTATCGAGCTATGAATTGTGTGTATTCTGCATACCGCATATTCTATTACGCTATAAGCCACGAATTGGAAGATTACCAATCAATTACATCATACCAGCAGTTCTGTGAGGTTACAGGGCTTAAATATGATATTCCAAACGAGTTATGCCCACTACTATATCAAGGAAATCCATATAGTGCGATTGAAACGTTTATGACAGCTCCATTAGCTTACAATTCCGAAATGGTTTCGGCATTACATGATGCTGTGATAACTAACGGACATAAGGAAATCTGCATAGTAAATGGCTTCATGTACTACTATGAGCTATTCTTCCTTGATAAGGTGGAAGTATCTATATACTGCCAAGATGCCTACTGCTATCTGCTCTATATGTTGGCAAATGGTAAAACATCACTAACATATAAGGATAAGCTTGCATGGTTGGAGAACTATAACAATCCTACACCATCAAGACAGCTTGCGCTAGCTCTTTATGCCGTGAAACTGCAAAAGTATTTCATGAGTGAATCGGCAAGAAATAGTGCTGTCTTCGAAGCATTGAAAATTAAGGCAAGGGAATCTATTGAGAAGACTGAGGAAGCAAATGAGCGATTGATGCGATTGCTTACTACATGTGATTTTCATGTTGGAACACTAGAAGAAGCCATCAAGAATAAGAAGGTTATCTTCTTCAATTTCGGTAGAATGGAGAAGAAGCAGAAAAGGGCATTCAAACTCATTTCAGAAAATAGCGACTTGAAATTAGATTTTTCTGTCGAAAGTAACGACTATTACAACCTAGTGGAAAGTATTCCGAATGATAGTTATTTCTACTATTTCAGCAACAGCCCTTATCTGAGAAACCTGCATAAGATAGCTATGTGGAATAATTCAAGTGGGGAAAGACGGTCTGCAGGAAGGTTTCTCTATTGCAATAAGCCAACTGCACAAAATAATGCAAGCACCTCATATTCCTCATACAGAATCGAATGCAACGAGATTGTACCTCCCGATGATTTGGAGATTACAGACGCAAGCAAATTGATTATTGAACGAGTAAACCCACCTTTACTTCATTGCTTGCAAAAGAAGTATATCAAGAAGGTGGACCAATGTAGTGTCTGTCAATTTGCTTTTGTGGTGAAATACGACAAATATACTCTAGGTGGATTTGGTTTTACGCTACCTCAACACAAGGGGTATGATTTGTTTCAGTTAACGGACTTCTGCACGAATAACGCAATCCCTCGATTGAGTAAACTCATATTGTATTGCATTCAGTCTGTAGGCGTTCAAAGATATTTGAGCAGAAGAATGCGCAAGCTTTGCGAGAAGGTTATCTCCTGCGCTTATACCCATAAGCCAGTGAGTATGAAATATCGTGGCGTGTACAAGAAAGTGAAGGAACACTGCACGTCATCTTATCTTGCTTACGAAGGAATACTTGGCATATACCCTACGAATAAGGAAATCATTGAGAAATATCAAAAATCGTTGAAGAATGGAAAATGAAGATAGATGGAAATACGCAAAAGTTGATATAAACCTCATAGATGAGGTAGAAATCAATGCAAATGAAATGTCGGGTGAAGACTTCGCCCAACTAACAGACAACATTGCTAAGTCTGGATTGAGTAGTGTGCCTACCTGTATCAAGAAGGATAATGGTAGATACATCATGATCAGCGGTAATCATCGTTTGAGGGCATGCAAGAAACTGCACTATAAAATGCTAGGCATCTTGTATGTAGAAGAGAGTGAGATTACAAATGATGAAGCTATTGCTATTGAATTGTCTCACAACTCTCTTCATGGTGAAGCTAATGTTAGTATCTTGAAGAAGTTGTTTGCATCAATTAAATCTATCGACTTCAAGAAGTTTGCCCATGTGAACATTGACGAGATTAAGCCAATAAGCACGGAGGGTATAGATGTATATGCCATGCAGGAGAATTTCGTATTCACAATCATCCTTTACCCTAGCTCATTTGCTAGTCTGGAAACATTGTATGGAGACATTCGTGAACAAGCTCGCAAAAGTGATGCTCTCGTTTTAGCTTCCGATGAAGATAACGAGAAAACCCTGCTTAAAATCCAAAAAGAGATAGGTAAGGAGTTTGGCATAAAATCCCCAAGTATCTCATTTGCGAAATTGTTAGAGTTAGCGAGTGAACGTTTAATCGAAATAAAGGAAGGAGAAAAAGAAAATGATTTGGATAATAATGACAGCGAGCGATAAGGACTCGTATGTGACACAACGCAATCAAAACTTCATCAAAGAAGCACTAGGAGCAAACAATGTTACATTTGTTAGTGTGCAAGATGAGGATTCACTTAATGACTTAAAGATAAGTGATAGGGACATCATTATTACACAGACGAGAAATAGAATCATCCTAGATAAGATAGGTGAACTTGAAGCAAAGAATACGTCAGAAAGTGATAGAACGATCGTCTTGACAAAAAACAAAGAAGTTCTCAAAGAAGAACTTTACAGAAACGGCATCTCGTTTCCGAAATCATATAGCAAGTATGATTTAAGGGAAGAAAATATGTATTTCGTGAAGCCATTAATGGGTGAAGACTCTAATATGGTTGATAACCTTTCGGTCTGCAAGAGTACCCAAGAAGTAAGAAAGAAAGTTGATGAGATAGAACGTTTGGGTGATATTGCTATCATCGAAGACTTTATTGCAGGAAAGGAATGCACTGCTGCTTGCGTTGTCAATCAGAAAACAGGAGACATAGACGTTTATCCTATTTTTGTGGAATTGACAACACCATACAATATACTCACTCACGAAGCTAAGATGCAGGAGGAAGAGGTATGCAGTGCTTGTAATCTTGAAGCGATAAAAGAAACTGCACAAAAAGTGTGCAAGGTGTTGGGTATTCAACATTATCTCAGAATAGATTTTAGAATCTCTTCAACAGGCGTTCCGTTCGTTATAGATTGCAACCTGTTTCCAGGTTTAGGTCCTACAGACCATTTTGCAAAATGTCTGTTGCTAACAGAAAATAGGTCTTACATAGATGCTTTGAAAGCAGTCATAGCATCTGCAAGTTAGAAAGGTTGATTATGGCAAAGGTAAGAAGAACAGAATTAAAAAAGATTGCCGCTGCTTACGAAAAGAAGGGCGGCAATATGGCTGCTACGGCTGTAGCTTTGGGCATTACACGCCAAGCCTTATATAACTGGAGAAAAGAGGATGAGAAGTTAGCCAAGATGTTGGATGATATAGATGAAGGCATTCTTGACTTTACTGAAAGCAAGTTGGTTGAAAAGGTGAACGAAGGTAATCTAACTGCAATCATCTTCCTTCTGAAAACTAAGGGCAAGAAGCGTGGCTATGTCGAGCAAGTAGATAACAGATTAGTAGAAAACCCATTCGAGAAGTTAATGAAGGAGCTTCCCGATGATGAAGAAGGATAATAATGGAAAACGGGAAATTGTATATACCAGACTGTTTGTTTCCAACGGACAATCAGTTGGAGATACCATTTTTGTTGTCTGATGTGCAACCTCAGTACATAGAAATCCCATTCTATTGCTTTGGAGAGCAGGCAAGAACAACTAATATGAATGGCAGGGGAACACTCCACTTCTATACTGATGATTATAGATTCCGGTCAATCTATGAGAAGCCAGAGAAGATTTTGAAGTACAACCCTGGCAGCATTATTGAGCCAAACTTCAGCTTATCAAATGATACTCCAATAGCTTTTGGTATGCAGGCTATCTACAAGAAACGCTTTCTTGCGAGAGCTATGCAGGAAAAGGGGATTGGTGTATTCGTTGACTTAAATGTGGCTCCTAAGTTCTATAAGCTGAATTTGATGGGTGTCCCTAAAGGTTACTCTTCATTCGCCACAAGAGGTTGTACAGACCGATTAAATGAACTGCAATTTGAATACGAGATTGCCAAGTTCGTAGCAAATGGCAACAGATTCAGATTCATCGTTTATGGAGGTGGTAATGTGATTGAGCAGTGGTGTAAGGAAAATAATGCCGTATATGTAACACCAATCATCATCATCAAGAATAAGTTGAAAGCTTTTGAAAAGATGAAAGATACCATCGGTATGCTTGATCTTGATGCAAAAGAAAAATATCAAGAGCTGAAAAAGACCTTGTATGATACTCAAGTAAAGAACTTCTCTATAGAAGATATGCTTGATAACATGCAGGATTTTCCAAAGCTCTCAAAGTAGTTTATTATAGCTAGTAATTAAATTGTTAGATTATGGGTAAACGAAGTAATGGAACGAGAGGGACAAATAGTTCCAATAGTGCAAAGAGCAGAAAGATTGATGTGGGGGGCAAAATAGACAAAAAGGTAGACGCAATTTCTTTTCCTCTTTTCGGTAATACGAGTACTATGGCTGTCAAAGTAAATGATATATTCAAGCAGAAATATCAAAAAGAGGAATCAGAAAAAGTTAGGGCAAGCGTAGAAACTGTATCGTCATTTAGCAAACCAAAAGGAAAGTACGAATATGTGTCGGTCGATAAGATACACCCAACACAAGAATACATTGGAGCGAACAATCTAAAGGCGATTGCATCTATTAATTTTGATTCAAATGAAGTCCCTTATGGAGTACAGCGTAATGGAAACATTTATATAATTGACGGTCACCACAGAGCAGCGGTAGCCATACTCAAAGGAAATAAGAAAATACGAATATTGTTGAATTAAAAATATGTCAGAACAGAAAGCAATAAAAAAAATGATTGCATGGCGCAATGATTGGTGTCTCTTCGCCAAGGAAGTCTTGAAGGCTAGACTTGACGAAGAGCAAAAGGCTATATTGCGTTCTGTTCAGAAGAACAAAATGACAACGGTAGCCAGTGGAACTGCAAGGGGTAAGGACTTCATCGCTGCCGTAGCCGCTTTATGTTTTCTATACCTCACTCCTCGCTTCGGCAAGGATGGTAGTTTGGAAAAGAATACCAAGATTGCCCTTACTGCACCGACAGGAAGACAGGTGACGAATATCATGATACCAGAAGTGGCACGTCTATACAAAAAGGCAGGCTTCCTGCCTGGTCGTTTGCTGTCAGATGGTATCAGAACTGATTATGAGGAATGGTATCTGACAGGCTTCAAATCTTCAGCCGACAACACAGAGGCTTGGTCGGGATTCCATGCTGTAAACACCATGTTCATCGTAACTGAAGCATCCGGTATCTCGGACACCATCTATAATGCAATCGAAGGTAACCTGCAAGGTAACTCTCGATTGCTATTGGTATTCAACCCAAACGTTACTACAGGGTATGCAGCCAACTCCATGAAGTCTCCCCGATTCAAGAAGTTTAGATTATCATCCCTCAACGCAGAGAACGTAGTAAGTAAGAAAAACATTATCCCTGGACAAGTTGACTATGAATGGGTAGCCGATAAGGTCTCAGCATGGGCACAGAAAATCAGAAAGTCTGAGTTTGATGAGGGTCGTGGTGATTTTGTTTGGGAAGGAGAGTACTACACTCCAAATGACCTTTTTCGTGTTAAGGTTCTCGGTATGTTTCCGAAGGTGTCCGAAGATACCCTCATTCCATACGAATGGTGCGAGATTGCACATAGAAGATGGAAGGAACTTAAAGATAGTGGCTTTATCACCCATAAGCCAATACGCCTAGGTGTCGATGTCGCAGGTATGGGGCGCGATAGGTCTTGCTATGTTCCACGACAAGGAAACTATGTTTCAGAAATCAAGTGTCATAATTCGGGTGGTCATGCGGACCACATGGCAGTCGCAGGTCAAGTCGCACACTACCTAAGTTTGAGTTCCAAGAATAAAGCCTTCATTGATACCATAGGAGAAGGTGCTGGAGTTTATTCAAGACTCATAGAGCAAAAGTATTTAACTGCATTCTCTTGCAAGTTCTCGGAAGGCGTGAGAAATAAGCATGATGTGACAGGCTGCTACTCTTTCGCTAACATGAGGGCTTATTTGTTTTGGTGCATACGTGACTGGCTCAACCCAAAGAATGGATTCTTTGCAGCACTTCCACCCGATGATGAGTTGGATCAAGAATTGTGCGAAGTGCATTGGCTGTTTCAGTCAGATGGTTCAATCATCATGGAACCAAAAGATGAAATCAAGAAGCGTCTGAAACGTTCTCCCGACAAGATGGATGCCCTTGCCAACACCTTCTATCCATACGACTATGATAAAGACAATGATTTGCAATTGTTAAATAGTATAGTATAAATTTGCAAGATACAGAAAAGTTTTGTAACTTTGCAGCCGAAACGTTTCTTTTAACGTTTCATTGCTCTTAGTGCACTCCGACCGTGAGGTTAGAGTGCATTTTTTATTTAATATAAAGTAATTCAGAAAAAGACTATACACTTCAATATAAGCCTTTCTAAGCGGTTCATTTTTTATCTCCATATACTTATACCATTTTTAAGAAGCAGACTTACATACACGAAATTAATAGCTTGATATAAGTATCTAAGTATCAATAAGTTAAACTAAGTTAGCAAAAAGTATATTTAGCACTAAACATTTGGTCAAATGCAAAAAAATGATTACCTTTGCATTATCAAAAATAAAATAACAATTTAAAAGATAAGAGCAATGAAAAAGGTAATAGTTGAAATAAGTCTCAGAGACACAAGAAAGGCTTACTCGAGAATGGAAGGTTATAATTTTATAACTAGAAATGGTAAATGGACCTCATCAAATGTTTACGAATCAAATGAATTTGACGCAGACGATGAAGATGAAATGAACGTATTGGAAGATTTGCAAGATACTATCGAGAACATTCTTTCTGATTGTGAATACGAAATAAATGAAGTAGAAATCTAAAAAATACATAAGAGCAATGAACGTTTACACAGAATCAGATAGATATACGGTATTACTTCACGCATTCGACACTTTTGAAGGTGCTTGTGAGTATATAACTCAAATTATAAATGTAGGGGAGTGTAAGGTTCTCCCCCTCATAAAAGCATGGAATGACGGTGTGGTTACAGCTAAATGGATGGCTAAGAAAACAGAGAAAGGAATTAAATTTGAATTGTTGGACAGCGATATGACAATGTTTAATCGGAGGAAATGAATATGACAGTATATGAATTATCGGAACTTCAGAAAGAAGAACTCAAAATCGAAATGTTGAAAGATAAGTTTGGGTACAAACTTTCATTCAGAGAGTTATCATTTGCTAATGAGCTCATCAGTGACCGAGAATTGTTCGAAAGATTCAAGGATCAGACTTTTACAGATAAAGACTTCATTGTATCACGCTAAATGGAATCGTATGGAAAGCAACTGCACAACAATAGAAGAGCTTAAATCCGTAACCACGCAGATTAGTGGTGATGAATGGAAAGATTTCTTCTCACTCATCAAAAAAGGCTCATATAGCCTATATGGTTTTCACCAGTTTCTTGATGAGAGACCAGACCTATGCTTATTAATACAAGGTATAGGAGATTACCAAACTGCCATCAAGGAAACGTTAGAGGAAATCGGATTGAATGATGGTGATATAAATGGACCAGGAGGAAATCATCTGAAACTGATTGTGGTCGATCAGATAGGATTTATAGTGTATGAAACGAAAGTTATGAACTTTTAAAAATAAGATAGAGCAATGGAAGAGAACGTTATCATAGCAATGGATGCCGAAAAGTCTAAAAAGATAAAAGGTATTCCTTCAAGTTGGGACTGGGAGGATATTCATTTCTACCTCATTACTGAATTGGGGTTCAGTTTTGATGTTGTGTTCAATTATTCAAAAGACATAGAGGAGGTATCTTATGAAGGATAATGCAAGAACTATCAAGTACGATTCTATCACATCATACGCAAAGGAATATGGGGTAGAATATATGAGTAACGAGAACCTTATTGCTTCAATTATCGGTATAGACCCTATGCTACAGGGTAATGAACCAATAAGAAAAATCTTTGATGGTAGTCATTCACTGAGAAAGGCAAGCAAGAGAACACTGCAGGAGCTTACATCTATCAAAGGAATAGGTGAAAAGAAGGCTACCGCTATACTCGCTGCATTCGAACTTGGCAGAAGATTTATGAAGGAGAAGTCGAAAGAACTTACAGATTTGGGTAGTTCCCTCGACATCTACAACTATATTTTACCATACGTCAAGGATTTAGAAATAGAAGAATCTTATCTGTTCTGTATGGATAACAACTTCAAGTTAATCAAAATGGTTCGATTGTCACAAGGTGGAATATCAGAAACTCCTATAGACGTAAGAATTGTGTGTAAAGAAGCTATCTCCTGCAATGCCGTAATAATAGCATTGGTTCACAATCATCCAAGCTCTAACTGCTTTCCATCAAAGTCTGACGATGAGATAACATATAAGATACAGAAGGCTTGTGAAATAATGAGATTGTATTTTATGGACCACGTTATCATCAGTAGCAAGTCCGATCAGTATTACTCTTACCACGACAAAGGGAGACTATAGGCTACAAGCCGATAAAATACCTCAAGCCCATAATTACATACCAAAAGAATCTAACTTGAACACAGAAGATATTTTGCACGTTTAAGTGCATTTTTATTGCATCTTATCTTCCAAGGGAGGGCTGTGAAGTTCTCCCTTGTTTATTGAAATGAAAATAATTTCTCACTTTTTTGCAAAAACTATTTGTTGATTAAATAATATTTCGTATATTTGCACCCATAAAAGCGTGTGAAGATGCACGTGACAGAACTTTTCGTAACATTGCTCTTACACCGAGTTCTACGTTTGGTCTGCCTGCATTTCGCTCGCAGACCATTTTTTGTTAAATATAACTCAACAAGCAATGAACAAGTATTACAGAAAAGTTCTTGAAGCACTGAAAACCAATCGAGACATTAAGGCATTGGGGTTCAGTCGTAAGGAGTTAAAGGGTGTTGCCGCCAATGTTGCCAACAAACTTCAACTCAAAGATGATGCTACTGACGAAGAAGTTAGTGAAGGTATTAGTGACGCAATTGATGATGTCTTGCCGTTACTCCAGTTAACTCAGTCCGCAGCAGACCGCCAAGTCTCAGAGTACAAAAACGCTCATCCTGCACCCGATGATGACGATCCAGATCCAGATGACGATCCAGATCCAGATGACGATCCAGCACGTAGAAGTCCGTCACGGAAGGGCAAGAAGGGCAAGAAGGATAGCGATGATGATGACTCCGCTACCCTCAACGCAATCAAGGAACTTACGAAGGCTGTTGCTACACTCCAAGGCGATGTAACTGCATTGAAGTCGGGCAATACCACAAGCAGCCGTACCGCAAAGGTAAGGGAACTGCTGAAGGACACAGGTAAGTTCGGAGAGCGTCGGCTTAAATCTTTCTCTCACATGAAGTTTGAGAATGAAGATGAGTTTGAGGACTACCTCGATGAGTTGAAGGAAGATATTGAGGAAGAGAACAAGGAAAGACTTGAAAAGGGTCTTGAAAAGCTTGGACGAATCCCTGCTCCCGATACCAAACCTCAGCCAAAGGAGGAAGATAAGTTAATGTCTGATGATGAAGTCAAGGAGCTGGCTCAGATGTAATCATCTATTGTTTCACTAATAAATTATTAGATTATGGTAGCAGAAGACTACAAGCCAAAAACCAAAGGCTACGACATGGGTAAGGACGCTGTGGTTATCCGTCAGTATCTCGGTGGTATCACAGGCGGTAGAGCACTCGACTACGCCAACTTCAAGGATGAGGTTATTCAGGCAGGTCACATCATTGTCCGCAAGAAGGTTGATGATGTTTATGAGTATTCTCCACTTGAAACAGAAGATGGCAAGTACAAAGACAAGGCTAGCGAAGCAGAATTTGCTGGTGTTGTCGTTCGCTCACGCATGAAGGGTGAAGCGGTTGCCATTATGGATAATGGTCGCGTGAATGATGTGGCAATGCCTTATCAGTTCAAGGACGAAACTCAGAGAACCGCCATCAAGACAGCTCTCCCAAGTCTTATTTTTGAGCATGACTAAGTTGTGCTCTAGTTTTTAACTTAAAAGATTGTTTATATGAACGAATCACTTTTTATTCAGTTTATCCGAGCTATTTTCCCTAAACTTAGCTTGTATGTTAAGGAGAAGGAGAATCCGAAGGAGCGTACCTATCTTTACAAGGAGATGCTTACCGATGTGTATTCTCCAGATCAGAAGTGGGAAGGTTCATCAGCTAAGACCACATATGTAGCTGCCGACATCGTTGAGATGGATTCAGACATTCCTTTGAAGAAGCGTGGTCAAATCGCAACCTCTAATGGTAAGTTGCCAAAGATTGCGATGAAGAAGATTCTTTTCGAGTCTGATATCAACAACATCAACATCATGAAGGCTCAGTATGAGAACATTGTAGCGAGAGCCAATTCATTCCAAGCGCAAGGCTTGGTTGAGCAGGCTACATCAACACGACAGGCTGCTAAAACTGCAAAGGCTCGTATCATCAACAAGCTCATGAATGATGGTGTCGCTTGCTCTGTCGGTCTCGAAGAGCGTAACGAAATGAACTTCTTGGCAGGTCTCTCTAATGGTATTATTGCCGTTGAAGATGCAGACAATTCGGGTAAGGCTATCCGTGTTGACTATGGATATTTTAAGGCAAACTGCTTCAAAACAGAAACCAAGGGTGTTACTACCCGTGATGATTTCGAGAAAATCTTCGATAAGGCAAATGCCGATAACAATACCATCATACAGGTTATGCTCGCTAAGACGCAGATTAAGAAAATCCGCAAGGAGCAATGGGCAAAAGAGCTTGTTGCCGACTACGAGGGTAAGACTTATACAGAAAATACCAAGCTCAAGACACCATCGGAGTCAGCTTTCTCGGAAGCATTCGAGGATGAGTTCGGTGCAGCCATCAAGGTTATCAACCGAACCGTGATTATCGAGAAGAACGGAAAGCCAAAATCAGTTAAGCCATGGAATGAGAATAACATCATCTTCATCTGTAACACCAACGTAGGCTCTTTCGTTTGGGGTACCCTTGCAGAGGATACCAACCGAGTAGCAGGTGTTCAGTACTCTAACGTTGACAGCTACAAACTTATCTCTAAGTACTCCAAGAATGAGCCATCTTTGCAGGAGGTTACCGCAGGACAGGCTATCTGCTTGCCAGTAATCGAAGATGTAGATCAGATTTACATGCTTTCTACCAAGTCTGAGGAGGTTGATACGGAAGCCGAGTCTACCGATACTACCGACCAGTATACAACTTACAAGGGTAAGAAGTATAAGAAGGCTGACCTCATCGCTGCTTTGAAGGCTGCTGGTGCCAATGTGAAGGCTAACTCAACCGATGAGACTCTGATTAAGGCTCTCAACTCACTCAGCGATGAGGAGGAAGCCGAAGTTCTCTCTAAACTCACTCCAGAGGTTTAATTTGAATTGATATGAAGACAATAAAGCAAGCATTGATTGATGAAATCCACTACCCTATCCCTTTAGGATTCGTGGAGAATAAGATGATAGAACGTCAGCTTAATGGTGATGATGAATATACATTCGAGGTCGCTCAGTCCAAGGAATGGAAAGGTGCGCTTGCTGATTGTCTGTACTCTCTCATACAAGCTGTAAGCTTATCCGAGTCAGACAAGAGCATAGGAACACTATCTGACAAGGATAAGGAAAGGCTGCTAGTACGAATAAATGCTTTATACAAAACCATCGGTGAATCCCCTGCACTGGGTCAACCGATGGTTTATATAGGAGGTTAAGATATGGCTGTATTGGATTTCGCTGCTCATACCCTAGATTACCTACACGTAACTGATGGGTATGAAGACGATAACGGAGACTATGTTCAAGGCTCAGAAGAATGGGTGGAGAACTATTGTAAGTGTGATATTGTTCCTGCAGGCAAGGCAAACGTTATCACTATCCCCGATGGTTCTGCAAAGAACTATTCCTACACCATCTACAACCTTCCTAGAGCATGCCGTGATTTCGAGTATGGAGACAAAATCCGTGTAAAGCTCTTCGGAAACGAAGTGAAGGAATTTGTCGTACTCGGCTTTCATCGTTATCAACTGCAATGTAAAATATGGGTATAAAACTCTCAACCTCTCAGTCTGCGCTCGATAACTTTTTTCAGTCCGCTATGGCGATAATAAAGCAAGAAATCCTCACTGCTTATGCCAAGCTAGGAGAAGAATGTAATGCAAGGATAAGAGACCGCTCGGCAGAGGAAAGTTGGATAGACCATACAGGAAACCTACGAAGCTCCATCGGTTATGCCATCTTTGACTACGGAAGGAAACAAGTAGAATCAGCCTTCGCTTCCATAGGCAATGGTTCTAATGGTTCACAAGAAGGAAGACAAATGATAGCTGACCTAGCCAAGGAATACTCACAGGTTTACGCATTGGTAGTAGTCGCGGCTATGAACTATGCAGACTTTGTAGAAGCTAAAGAAAATAAAGATGTGCTTGCATCCACTGAGTTATGGGCTCGTTCCGTCGTTGATGGTAAACTAAAGCTCGCTGTGGATAAAGCTGTAAGTAGAATCAATCAGATAAAGCTATGAAATCGGATATTGATATTAAGGATGATGTGTACAACATTATCTCTTCTTCGAAATTAAAGACTGCTGTAACAGGTAGTCTTTGCAAGCGAGGAAGACCATTCTATGGAACAGGTACAACTGGCAAGGAAGATATTTGCATCTCAGTGCTAGCAAATCAAACCTCGCAAATCCAAGAAGCTTTCGTGAATGTAAACATCTATGTTCAAGATCAAGCTATCACAAAGAAAGGCAATACCCGAAAGGAAGAGAACACGGCAAGGCTCCGTGAGTTATGTCAACTCTCTTTCTCTACCTTCGAAGCAGTTCATGGATCAGATTTCCGCTTGTCTATGAGTGAACAGAGGGTAATAGCTTGCGAGGGCACAAGTGAGCACATCATTAATAACAAATTATTGTATCAAACTATAAACGATTAAGATTATGTCAGTAACAACATGGGGAAAACCATCCATCTATGTTCGTAACCTTAGTGATGCTACAAACAACTGGAAGAAACTCGACACTCCAAAGGAGGACACTACCCAGCTGAACCCTACCAAGGGTGATACAACAGAAGCTAAGGAGGAAGGTGGCGGTATTGTCGATTCAAAGACAACTAAGTCCACCTACGAACTCGTTTATCAAGAGTTCATCAAGAAGGGCTTACCTCAGCCATTCCCTACCATTGATGGACTTATCGAAGGAAACTACGCTATCGCTGTTCAGCCGGAAGATGCAGAGAACCCTGGCTGCTATATTGGCAATTCAACCGTCAGCGTAGAGGAATCATATTCTTCTGCGGATGGTGCTTTGATGCAGTACACCCACAAGGCTCTTGTGCCAGAGGGTGACGAGGTAGCAAAGACCACCAACAAGAAGGGTGAGACCGTATATTGTCAGTTCCGTTGGCGCATCATCACAGCCAAGAAAGCTAAGGGTAAGACTGATGAATATGTTCTTACATTCAAGCATCCTGCAGGTGCTACAGACACAACAACGGAGATAACTGTTCCAACAAACGGACAAACCGACGGTGACGTTTAAGGCAATATGTTGATTTCCTTTCACCCTTCAGCCGATTGAGGGTTATCAGTCGGCAACCAACCCAAGTAGCTCAGTTGGTTAGAGCGAGACCAAAGTCCGTCACATGAAATCCAGTTGGTCTTTAAAAAGCTGGTTGAAAGACGCAGGTTCGAGTCCTGTCTTGGGTGCTAACAAATTATATTGGCTTATGAAGAATGACATCGAAATTGGCGCTAAGATAGCCATGGTGTTAACAGATACACCTCTAGGCATACAGGTAGGTAGAAGACATTTGTTTATCTACCCTCAGACTTTAGGCAAGATGTATTTGACTGCTCCATTGATTAAGCAGCTAGGCATCAAAGATGATAACTTAAAGCTGAATCCACTCATTGAAGCACTCCGTGTAGTAGATGGAAATCGAAGTCTCTGTTGTAAGCTAATAGCCTACCACACCCTTCAGAAGAAATCCGATATGCTCAGTTCACGCATATTGAAGGCAAGAGAAAACATCATCTTCAAGTTCTGTGATAACGATGACATAGCTACTCTTCTCATCACCATACTCTCAGACAACAAGCTTCACGACATCATCACGGAATGTGGGATAGACAAGGAAGCAGAGCGTATGGAGAAGATAAACCAAGCCAAAGACTCTAGTAATCAGTATATCTTTGGTGGCAGAACCATTTGGGGCTCTCTCATTGACGCAGCTTGCGAGAGATACAAGTGGACCCTTGACTATGTTCTGTGGGAAATATCATACAACAACCTCACGCTTATGATGAAGGATAAGATAACTTCCATCTATCTATCCGATAAGGAAAGAAAGAAGGCTCACATTCCATCAGCAACAGAGAAGGTCTTCAGCGGAGATAACAAAGAGGACATCATGGAGCTGATCAGACAGAGCGAAGAGAATCCAATTTAACCTCCTTCACTAACAAGAAAAAAGTAAAGAATAAAGGTTTTGGTGAGGAGGTGCACCTTTACGTAATTGACAGAATAAAAAAATGGCAAGTATCAAGTTTGACATAACAGGTGACAATTCATCCGTACTGAAAGCCTTTCGAGGGGTGCAGGATGGAGTATCACAGACAGCAAGAGCAGTCGAGCAGCAGGGCCAGAGCATTGAGAATGTTTTCAATCGCATCAAGTCCGTTGCATCGATGGCTTTCGCTGGCTTTACGGCAAAGGAAATCATCAGCACACTGGGTACTGTCCAAGGAGAGTTTCAGCAGTTTGAGATTGCCTTTGAAACCATGCTCGGTAGCGGACAGAAGGCAAAGGGAATGATTTCGGACCTCGCCAACCTTGCTGCTACTACACCTTTTGACATGAAGGGTGTGGTAAATGGCGCAAAGCAGCTTCTCGCATACGGATTTGCAGCCAACGAGATTACCGATACCATGAGAAGACTCGGTGACGTATCCGCAGGATTGGGATTAAACCTGCAAGACCTCACATGGCTCTATGGTACCACGATGGTGCAAGGTCGATTGTTCACAAGAGACTTGATGCAATTTACAGGTCGCGGTATTCCTTTGACAGAGGAACTAGCCAAGCAGTTCGGAGTTACCAAGGATAAGGTTTCGGAATTGGTGACAGCAGGTAAGGTTGGTTTCCCCGAAGTCAAGAAGGCTATCGAAAGCCTTACCAATGAAGGCGGTAAGTTCGGTGGATTGATGGAAAAGCAATCTCACTCTACTACTGGACAGATAAGCAATATCCAAGACACCATCGAAATGGCTATTAATGACCTCGGCACACAGACGGAAGGCTTGATGAATGATGCTTTGGATATCACATCTAAGGTTATCGACCATTGGAAGGAGATAGGTGAGGTTATCCTTGCAGCCGCATCTGCCATCGGTCTTTATAAGGCAATGGCAGTTAGTATAGCAGCCTTTGACACAGCAACAACAAATGCAGGATATGCAGCCGAGTTGTCAGCTCTTGAATCTTTGCTCCCTATGAAGGAAGAAGCAAAGAAGACAGACCTTGAAGAAGCAGTAGCCAAAGGTCAATTATCAGCAGCACAGGCAGAGCTGGTAGCATCTAAGCGTGAAGAGGTCGCGGCTTACGTTGCCGAGCTACAGGCGCAGGCAAAAGCAAAGGCAGACGCAGCCACCGCAGCCGCAGAGGAAGTGAAGGCATTGGAAAACAAACTTGCAATGCAGGACAACGAGGTTCAATCACTCCAAGATGCTTACGATGCCCTGGAATCCTATACAGATGGGCAGAAGGTAGAGACAGCAGAAATCAAACTCAACACTGCCGTTAACGAAAGGAACAACATCGCAAAGCAACTCCATACGGCTAGAGAAACCGCTGCAACCGCAGCCACAGAAGCAAATACGGCAGCCAATGCGGCTAACACCGCATCCCAAGGCTTGAATACCGCAGCTACCGCAAGAGACACCGCAGCCAAAGGAATATGGGCACAGGTCACCCTTCTCTGCAAAAGGGCACAGGACGCATGGAATGCTTCTATGTTCTCAAGTCCTCTTTTTTGGATAGCTGCCACCATCGCAGCAGTAACCTATGCCGTATACAAGCTTGCTACAGCAGAAACAGCACATGAAACGGCAGTAAGGAAATCCAATGAAGCATGGGATGAGTTTGACAGCAAGGTCAAGGAACGTCAGCAAAATATCGAAAGCCTTATCAGAACAATTCAGTCTGAGACAGCTACAGAATACGAGAAGGCAGAAGCTTACCAAAAACTCTCCAACCTCGCACCTCAGCTAACGGAGCAATACTCACAAGCTCAACTTGCATCTGCCGATTTTGCTAAGACGCAGAAGGAAGTTGCCGAGAGCATGGATGAGTTGAAGTACGATAAGGCTGTAGAGGAAGTTGAGAAGTTCCGCCAAGAGGTTGAAAGTCTCAACAAGCAACTACATGATGATGCGGCATACAACGGAGGAAGACAAGCATCATTGCTAGGTGGTCAGTTACAACAGGCACAAGAAGACCTTGATCAAGCAGAAGAAAAGCTTTCCAATATCATCCAACTTCGAGACCAAGCAGCCGAGAATGCAAAGCCTATCGAAGTTCGCTTGCAAGAAGCACAGGAGAACGAAAGTGTACGTCAAGAAATCTTTGACTTCTATGACGAAGCAATTACTTTGGCTAACGATTGGCAAGCAGCCAACGAAACCATCAACTATGCTACTGGTGAGAGTAGATTGGATGCGTTCATCAATAAGGCTCAGAAAGAGATAGCAGGTCTTCGAGAAGACATCAAGAACAATCCTGCTGATCTGAATCTCCGCATGCAGGAGTCTGAGAAAACAAAGGTTCTGAACAACCTCTTAACGATGAAGCGGAATTGGGCGGTCACTGGCGCTACGACCATTCCTTTGATTTTCAAAGCTCAATGGAACACAGCCAAACAATCCATCAACCAAGCCAAAAAGAAGGCACAAGCGTTGGCTAACAATGGTTCTACGGAAACCTATCAGCAAGCTTACAACAAGGCGCAGCGCGAATACAATGCAGCCAGGAAGAAGGTTGCTGCTATGGAGAAAAATAAGAGCAAATACACCGCTTCTCAATACGAAACCGCCACACAAGACTTGAAGGCAGCCAAGGATGCCTACTCGAAACTAGGTGGTGATGTAAGTGGGAAGGTAGCGAAGGCAGCAGCAACGGCACGTAAGACTCGCATCAAGGAAGAAAACAAGACTATCAAAGCCCAGGAGGATTTAAACAACCGCTTGAAGGCTTTGCAGCAGAAAAATACAGATGAAACTATCTCCCTCATGCAGGAAGGCACGGAGAAGAAGCTTGCTCAAATCAAGAACGACTACGCCAAGCGTAAAGCCGAGATTGACAAGCAGGAAGCCGAGTTCAAGAAGAAGAACAAGGAAGCTGGCAAGAAAGTAACCCTTACCTCTGCTCAGTCCAATGCTCTCTCCAAGGCTAGAGACCTCGCTACCCAAGAGTACAACAAGAAGCTTGATGAGGTCAACAGGGAAGCCCTCACCTCTATGCGTGACTACTTGAAGGAGTATGGTTCTCTCTATCAGCAGAAGCAAGCCATTGCCGAGGAGTACGAGGAGAAGATTGCCAAGGCTCAGACGCAGGGCGAAAAGCTCTCTCTTCAGCAGCAGAGAAAGAAGGACCTCCAAACCATCGAGATAAATGCCATCAGACAGAACATCGATTGGGGAAGCGTCTTCGGAGACTTCGGTGCTATGTTCAAGGACCAACTAGAGCCTACCATTGAGAAGCTGCAGGAACTCTCCAAGAGCACAACAGATGTCAATGAGCAGAAGACCATACAGGAACTTATCTCCAAGTTACAAGGCTCTGCCACCGTCTGGGATAGTGACATTTTCAAGAAGGTCTCTGACGATATCAACTCCTATCAGTCAGCCATGCAGGGCTATATTGACGCACAAGAACGAGAGATTGAAGCCACGAAAGCCGTTACCAAGGCGCAGGAAGACCTCGCCAAGGCTAAGAAGAGCGGTGACAAGACAAGTATCAGCAAGGCTGAAAGCAACCTCTCTAGAGCGCAGGGCGTACTTGCTACCGCATCTAACAACGTTTTGGAGTTCGGTTCATCAGTTCAGAAGGCATCATCAGACTTACAGACATCTGCACAGAAGGCAGTTTCTCAGTTCCAGCAGCTTGAAAATGGTTTGCAGGGTCTCACATCGGGGTCACTCAAAGGCATAGGAAACTCCATTCTAGGACTTGACAAGCTTTTCGGAGGTAACATGCAGAAGGACGTTGCCAACACGCTTGCAAAGGGAATCCAAGGGTTACTCGGTAAAGACAGCGACGCAGCCAAGGCTCTGACGAAAGCTTTAGGGGATAGCGGTATGGCAGGAGAAATAATCTCCGCAATACTCGGCATCCTTGATATTCTGAAAGATGGCTTCGGAACACTCATAAGCAACCTCATGGAGACGGTCTTTGGCGCAGTAACGGGCATCCTTGATGATGCTTTGTCGGGTGACATTGTTATGAAGCCATTGAAGAGCATCGGGAACAATGTTTCTCATATCCTCAACACGCTTTCATTCGGTGGTTTCAATAGTCTGTTCGGTGGAGATGGAAATGCAAAGAAAGTCAATGACACCATCGAAAGACTGACAGACAGAAATACCCTCTTGCAGCAATCCATCGAGGATTTGACTGATGCAATGGAAAACTCCTTTGGCTCCAAGGCAACCTCATACTACGAGCAAGCCTACAAGAATCAGCAGGAGACTAATCAGAACTACCTCGACATCGCCAAGGCACAGGCAAGCTATCACGGTTCGCACCACTCATGGAATCGTTATTGGAGCGGTTTCGGTAGTGAGGAGATTGATTGGATCAAGAAGAACGTCAAATCAGACTTCAATGGCGACCTCTTCTCCCTCAGTCCAGAGGAAATGAAGCTCCTCCGTGGCAACGTTGCCATCTGGGAGCATATCGAGAACACTGGAAAGGGTAACTATGGTGGACGTCTGACAGAGAAGTTGAATGACTACATAGACCAAGCGGGCAAGCTGGAAGAGTTGTCAGAGCAGTTCAAGGAGAACCTTACTCAGATTTCCTTCAGTGGAATGAGAGATAGCTTTTTGACGGACCTCATGGACATGAAGAAGGATGGTAGCGACTTTGCTAGCGAAATGGCAGATGATTTCGCAGAAAAGATGCAGAAATCACTTCTCTCTTTCAGTATGGAAGACCTTATCAATGGAGACTTGAAGAAACTCTACGATGATTGGGCAAAGGCTATGAAGGATAAAAACGGAAAGCTAACCAAAGAAGATGTAGATGCTTTCTATAAGCGTTACGATGATATTGTCCAGGAAGGCTTGAAGAGACGTGACGAGTGGGCAAAAGTGACAGGCTACACTGGTTCTTCATCCTCATCACAGACCGCAACAAGCGGAGGATGGGCATCTATGGGGCAAGATACCGCAGACGAGCTGAATGGTCGCTTCACCGCTCTACAGATTGCAGGAGAGTCCATCGCTCAGAACATGACTACCACCATATCACAGATGGAGAGCATCGTTACACTCGGAATCTCAACCAATGGTGCAGTATTGGAGATAAGAAACATGATGATTATGACAAACAGCTACCTCGAAGACATCGTGAAGTATTCAAAGCTTACCTACAATGACTTCGGAGCCAAGCTGGATGACATGAACAGAAGATTAAAGGATATTTGACCTCTATAGGCTTTTCGCTTGTCAGCCCTTACAACTATACTCAACAATAGCAAAAGCGGCTCACAGCGAAGCCTATGAGGTTATTTAATGATTAAATAGTTATGACTAACGGACAACTTTATATCAATGGCAAGGATGCCTACCTTACGTGGGGCATCTTCTTAGATGAAACCGCCCTCAGTACGCTCATGACCCCTGCACCAAACAAGGAGTTCATCAGCAACAAGTATCGCTCAAAGGACGGCAAGTCGGTTATCAAGCACAATCCTAGATTGGATGAGAGGGAGATAACGCTGGCATTCAATATGACCGCCAAGGACTCAGATACGTTCATGACGAACTATGCTAGGTTCTGCGAGGAGGTTCTTGCCAAGGGGGAGTTGGTTATCCGCACCCGATTCCAGCCTAATGTGTGGTATCGGTGTATCTATCTCTCCTGCACTCAGTTTAGTCAGTTTATTCGGGAAATGGCAAAGTTTAGCCTAAAGCTCAACGAGCCAGACCCTAGTGACAGAGGTGAAACAAGTAAATATACAAGCTAATGATTCAGATTAAAAGAAATAATAAGGTATTCTTCACATTAGAGGACTTCGGCGAGGGTTCTAAGCTGTCATATCAGCTTATGGACCACCACTACATCATCTTGAAGTTCACTACGGCTACTCCTATCTATTTCGAGATTGGGGACTCCGTGGAGATTCCCGACTTCGGTTACTTTGAGCTTACATCATCATACTTCCCTAAGCACAATGATAGTGATGGCTACGACTACGAAATGCAGATGGATGCCTACTATATGTCTTGGAAGAATAAGCTTTGCAAGTATCGCCCTCAGCACGGAGCCAACGAGACCTCCTTCAGCCTCACCACAACGGTAGGCGTACACATGAACGTTATACTAGGCAACCTAAAGGCGCTAGGTCTTACGTACAATGGCAAGGAGTTCTCTGTTGACTACACTACGTACAACAACAAGGCTTTCGATGTTCAGAAGAGATTCTTGATCGAGTACGGCTCCATCAGTATTCTCGATGCTCTCAACGCCATCTGTTCCGAAGACGCACTCAACTGCGAGTGGTGGATAGATGGTTCTATCATATACCTTGGATATTGCGAAATGGAAGGACAGACAACATTCGAACAGGATGTTAATGTTCTGTCTATGTCCTATTCGGAATCTAAGTCAACTTATATCACAAGACTGTACGCATTCGGCTCAGATAGAAATATCCCGAAAGGATATTTCACTGGTGCCGATGCGGACGTCACCACCGATGGTGTTGCTACTGATTACCTCATGCTTCCAAACAAGGAAGTGGATAGTGATGGTTTCTACGCCAAGGATGGCTACCTGGAGAACGTGAATGTCGTGAAGAATGACAAGCAGGCTATCGAAGGTGTCGTGATGTTCGATGACGAATACCCGAAGGTTGAATGCAGGGTGAGCAGAATCAAGACCTACGATAGCACTGTTGATAACAATGATGGGACTAAGACTACACAGACGTTTTGGCAGATTGGTTCAACGGACTCCTTCGCTGAAAGCTTTGAAGCTAGTTGGATAAAGAGCAACCTCACTCTAGGTATCAAGTTCACTAGCGGTGCCCTCATGGGTATGGAGTTCGATGTTAGTTTCAAGATTATAGACAAGGAGAACTTTTTCGAGATAGTGGCTAACGACACCTACGGAAGAACACTCCCCGATAGTCTTATGTGCCCGAAGGAAGGTGATAGGTTCTTCCTGTTCAATTGGGACGCAACCAAGATTACAGATACGGACCTCATCCCTACTGCTCAGTTATCTCTGTTCGATAGAGCGAAGCAGTACTATCAGAAGACCATGATCAGCAATTCAAACTTCACCTGCACGATGGATGGCGATAAGTTCTACAATGATGGAACATACGATTATCATCCTCTCGGTGAACAGGTAAAACTGATTAATGATATGTTTGCGCAGGTGGACGCGGATGGTAAGCACTACCGAAACTCTCGTATCATCGGAATGGAGATACCTTTGGATATTCCTTACGACCATCCTCAGTACATAGTAGGCGAAAAGGCAGCTACTAGCCGGTTGGGTAAGTTGGAAGACAAGGTTGATTCCATCAAGGTGAATGGAATGCAGATAGGCGGCACAGGAAGCGGTAATGGTGGAGGTGTCTATGTAATTGGCATGAACGATACCACTCCTGCATCCGATAGTAACGTTTATTCTGCTAGACGTTCTAGGATGGAGTTTGTATCTAGGCTGCAGGATAACACCGCAAAGGGCACAATCACTTGGGAGAAGGTGCAGAAGTTCTTGCAGGGATTGCTTGTCGGTGGAGGCTCGTGGACTCCAGATGCAGAAGGTCGTTCGCATCTCATCACAGATTACTTGGAGGTAAGAATGAAGGCTATCTTCGAGGAGCTGGTCATCAATAAAACATCCACCATTGGCGGTAAGGAGATAATCTCTCCTGCTGGTGGCATGGTGGCTCATAAGGTAGAAGAGGTTACTGTGACATACAATAATGTGTCACAGAAGGCTTATCGTTGCTATTTCTTAGCAGAGCAGGAAGGCAATGCCGTGGATAATGATTTCGCTGTTGGCGACCAGGTGCGCTCGGAATCATTCAACGTTCGCAAGGGCACTTATCACAAGGCTGGCAATCACTTCTATTGGCGATTGGTAATCGGTCGTGATGAAGACCCTGTAGAGCTGGAAGGAAAGAAATATCATTATATCGACCTCTCTGATACCGATTGCGCTACGGCAAGCGATGTTCCTGCGAAAGGTGATGTGCTCAACCAGTGCGGTAACAGAACCGATGTGGAACGTCAGAACTGCCTTATCTTCTCGGCGGTAGATACCTATTCGCCATCCATCAGCCTCTATCACGGCATCAACAGCTATTCCTTTGCCAATAGGGAGTACGTGGAATATGGTGTGAATAAGCAGAATAACAAGGCATTCTTCAACGTCTACGGAGATATGTATGTTGGCGATAGACCTACAAAGGAGAATGGCTATGAGGGCAGCTCTTATATTAGATATGATAGCAGCACTAAGCAAGTGTCTGTTAAGGGTAAGATTTCCGCTAAATCCACTGTGGATGGCAAGGAATTGTCTCAGTATATCAAGGAGAACACCGATGATACCGTTGCCAACGAAGCAAAAAAGGCAGCAGAAGATGCTCAGAAGGCGGCACAAAACGCACAGAAGGACATTACGATCCTCGGAGAGACGGTCACTGGTAACAAGAAGGAATTCGATAATTATGTTACCAATGGCTACCTAGAGCCTTCCGAGATTGCGGCAATGGCGCAGGATTCTAAGCGACTTGAGGATGATTTTGCGGCAGCACAGAAGTCGTACAATGAGGTGAAGGAAGCAGAGGTGTTGGCAAACACTAATGAACTCATTGACCTCAAAACCGCTTTCGATACACTCACTACAGCCAAGACGGAACTCGTCACGTATCTCTCAGATATATCTACAAATTACAATAAGGCTGATACCACCGGCAAGGCTACTATCGTCTCAGCCGTGGGAACGAAGTTCACTAATTTTCAGTCTGCCTATGCTTCTTTCTACGACAAGCTGGGTCTGGCGAACGCATACATCACTAGAAAGATATATGGCGACCTCGGTGTAGTTATCGGTGACGTGGCTACCTATCAATATCTGAAAAAAGTGCTTGCCGATGGTGTGGAGACGGAAATCAATGGCGGATTGATTCTTACCAATCTCATCGCCCTGCGTGACCCTGAGACCAAGCGGGTGGAGAGTGGAATTAATGGTGTTATTGACAAGACGGCGAAAGGAAACGGCATTGCTACCTGGTGGGGTGGATATATGAACGATGGTGAGGTGGTTGGCTTCGATAAGAAGGAAGATTATTCAAAACAGGCAGCTACCTCTCTCGTCCGTTTTGATGGTTCCGGCTATATGGCTAATGGCGCAATCTGGTGGGGAACGGATGGTAAGGTTCACGCTGACCCAACATCTTTCATTATCAGCGAAAAAAACTTGGGCGCATACCTCACCTTCTTTGAACCAACTTGGAAGGAAGGAAGTGCAGGAACGAGCGTTGCTGACCTTGTGTCTTTGAAGCCAAACGCTCCATTCTCCAAACTTGGCGTATCGGGCGATGCTACATTCGAGGGCACAATCTCCTTCCATGGCATTAAGCTCACGTATGATTCCAAAAACAAGGCTATCAAGATTGATGGTAATCTCTATGCCACAGGTGGTATCACGGCATACGGAGCAGGAGCATCTACCACGGGCGGTGGCGGATTGAATGCAAGCGTAATCAGCTATGCGAGAATCATAAAGGGAGACTATACGGATGCGGACTTGACTAGCATTCCGAATGCCTATGCTATAAAGGCTCTCAGCAGCCGAATTGACAACATAGCCACAGAACTTGGCGGTCTTAATCTCTCTTGGAATAACATCACGGGTAAGCCATCAACATTCACACCTAGTGCGCATACCCATAAGTGGACAGAAATCACTGACCGCATCACGAAGGTAAGCCAGCTTACCAATGATAAAGGGTATCTGACTGCTCATCAGTCTCTCGCAAGCTATTATACCAAAGCGGAGATTGATGCAAAGGGCTATACTACCAATAAGGGTACTGTTACATCTGTAGCTCTTACCCTTCCTACTGGTTTGACGTGCGCAACTAAGACTATCACAACAAGCGGTACGTTTGCTATTAGTCTTGCTTCGGGTTACTCTATACCGACAACGGCAAAGCAGACGGCTTGGGATGGTGCGGTATCAGCAAAGCATACTCATAGCAATAAGTCTGTACTGGACGGCATTACATCAACGAAGGTAACTCGTTGGGATAGTGCCTATGACTGGTACGCCCTTATGACTACTGACGAGGAGACTGCGGACGGCGTTATCAATAAGTGGAACGAGGTGGTGAGCTTCCTCGCCAATATTGCGCAGACAGACACTTTAAGTGGTATCGTTGATGGAATCAATAAGTCTATATCTGACGAGGTAACAAGAGCGAAAAAGGCAGAAGGGGTGAACGCTTCGGGCATATCGACCAACAAGACGAGTATCACCACCTTGCAGGGCTACTTTACAAGCGGTTCAGCGAAAAAGGCTCTCCAGCTCACGAATACTCACAAGCTTTGGGGTAACTCGTTTAACGGTACTGCCGATATTAACGGAAGTATCATCGTGCCTGACGGAAAGTACATCTCCATCGGCAACATAAAGATGGAGTATGATGCAACCAATAAGGCGTTGAAGATTACGAACACTACGACTAACGAGGTGGCAAACCTCTATACTAGTGGTGGTGTTTCTGCCTATGGTGTTGGGACATCCTCATCCAGTGGTGGCGGCTTGAACGGCAGTGTGAAGAGTTATTCAAATGCCTTGAAGCTTACATCAGAATCGC